TCAGCTGCTGCCCGCGCTACTCCTGATGTTATGACCTGCCCGTTCCTGTGCCGCCGAGTCCAGCGCGGCGATTTGCTGTTGTAGCGCTGTCAGGCTGAGCGGCCTGCTGATTAAATAGCCCTGGGTTTCATCGCACTCCATCATCATCAGTTTTTGCAGTTGTCCTTCGGTCTCCACTCCTTCCGCCGTAATACTCAGCGAGAACGCTTTACCCAGACCGATAATATTTTCGACGATGGTATTGGCGCTGTCGCTCTCTGGCATGCCGTCGATAAACGATTTATCCAGCTTGATGCCATCGAACGGGAAATTGCGCAGGTAGCTCAGGGAGGAGTAGCCGGTGCCGAAATCGTCCATCAGCAGCTTCACGCCCAGTTTCTTCAGTGCCAGCATGATTTCAAGGCTGTTTTCCGGATTCCACAGGGTGGCGTTTTCGGTGATTTCAATCTCCAGCCGGGAAGGATCTAACTGCGACATCTGGAGCGCGTCTTTGATGCGCTCCACGACCTGCCAGGACTGGAACTCGACGGCAGAGATATTCACCGACACGGAGAGACCGTGCAGCGACTGCTGTGCGTCCCGACAGGCGGTTTTCAGCACCCAGTCGCTCAGCGGAATGATCAGCCCGGTCTCTTCGGCCAGGGAGATAAACTGATCCGGCATGATCAGGCCAAGCTCAGGGTGATCCCAGCGGACCAGCGCCTCCACGGCAATGATGCGCGAGGAGTCGTGACCATAGCGCGGCTGATAGACCAGACGGAACTGCTCTTTTTTAATCCCTTCGCGCAGACTCTCTTCCATCTCGCGACGCTGTACCATCTGTTCGGCCATTTCGGGCGTATAAAACATCCACTTGCTACGCCCGGTGCTTTTCGCTTTGTACAATGCGATGTCTGAGAAGCGCAGAAGCTCGCTCGCGTCGACAGCATCGTGCGGTGCGATAGCCACGCCAATACTGGCGCCGATGACAATCTCATGCCCGTTGATCAGGAAGGGTCGCGTAATCTCGGCAATGATACGTTCGCACAGGGTATCAATGTACTTCCTGTCACGAATGTCGGAGATAATGAGGATAAACTCGTCTCCGCCCTGGCGCGCCACCAGATCGTAATCGCGGATACAGGCCCGTAGCCTGGTCGAGACTTCATGCAGTACGCTATCGCCGGCACTGTGACCAAACAGATCGTTGACCGGTTTGAACTTATCGAGATCGAGGCTGAGCATCGCCAGCGGATGCATCTGCGTAGGCTGCGCCCGCAGCTTGCCCTCCAGGAACTCGCGCATCCGCACCCGGTTGGGCAGTCCGGTGAGATCGTCGTGCCGGGAGAGGTACTCCACGCGCGCCTGGGCCTCCACTTCGAGAGTGACATCCGTGGCGGTGCCGCGGTAGCCGGTGATCCCTTCCGGCGCGATAACCGGTTTAATCGCAATATGGCAGTAGCGCTGGTGGCCCATCGCCGAAAGATAACGGCAGTGCAGCAGGCGGCGATGGCCCGTCTGGCCGGGAAGGGTGATCCAATCCGCCAGCGACTGGTTTTCGGCCTCCATCAGCTCGCTGAGCGGGCGACCAATCCAGGCCGATATGCTGTGCCCGGTGATCCCCGGAAAACGTTCCGAAAGCCAGGTAAAGCGCAGCTCGGTGTCCGTCTCCCAGATCCAGTCCGTGGTCGCCTCGGCAACGTCACGAAAACGCCGTTCGCTGGCAGTGAGCGCCAGACGGTTCTGCGCCAGCAGATAGGTGTTTTCATCATACATGCGCGCCTTTTTGAGCGCGTTACGTCCCAGCATCACGCCGGGAATCGCGGTGCAGAGCGCCAGCAGGATCAGCAGCGGCAGAATATAGCGCAGCAGTTCCCGCCCCGGATTTTCGCTTTTCCATTCAAACGTAACCTGCTGACCATCAACAGGAAGGGTGGCTACCCCGCGTCGTCCTTCCAGCTTTGGGGCACCCGTATGCTGCACGCGAGTCTGGGCGATACCGTACTCTTCACCCAGCGCGGCGAGCTTGTGCTCATCCAGCACGTCCACAAATACCAGAACCGAGGCTGGACCAGGGGCAGCCGTGATGCTTGAGTCATCACCCGTAGTGATGTTTGCCGCCGCCACCAGCGCCGGATAGCCTCCTTTCATCACCACCGTGTTGGAGACGGGTGTGGCGTCCGGCTTGCTTATTTTCTGAATCAGGTCGGGCATGGGATCGTCGCCCAGCCAGGCTTGCAGAGAGCGCGTCACCAGCTTGCCGTTGATGACGCTGTAGCGGGTCTGCCCATGGCTATCCAGCACAAACACCCCTTCGTACTCAAAATCGCGCCAGAGGGTCGCGCCCATATTCTGACGGGTGTACGCCCAGTCGGTATCCACCTTCGGGTGCAGATGCTGGTAGGCTTCGCCCCACCAGGCGTAATCTTTGATGTGGGTCGTGAGGGTATCGACGCGGTTATGGATGGCCTTTTGCAGCAGCATGGCGCTGTGCTTATCGCTGTCTTCGTTGATATTTCGCACGATCGTCAGCAACGCGATGATGGCGATAATAAACAGCATTGCCAGCAGAGAAAACATCAGCAGCAGGGCGCGCTTGATAAAGCTGGCGGTTCTTCTCGGTTCAAGGTCCGTGCCGCCTATGTCATCGGTGACAAAAAATTTATTCATTATTTACCCACTCTCTCAGGCATTTCTGTGTTCCGATTAGAATTAGTATCGACCTGTTCTGGCGGGGCTTGATGTCAAAATGTAAAACTCAAGATAGCCGATTCTGAAGGGAAACGGGGAAAGATGGCATTTCCGATGGGGGCAAATAGCCGCAAAATGTGAAGAAAGGCGAAAATAGCCCTTTTAGTTGCATGGTTTTTGCGCGGGTTGGTGTAAAAATCAACGACTAAAAGAGGAGGGGTTGACGAGGTGGCCTCTTTTTCTTACCCTTTTACACCGCAGTACCTCTCCTGAAAGCCGATATAGCTCAGTTGGTAGAGCAGCGCATTCGTAATGCGAAGGTCGTAGGTTCGACTCCTATTATCGGCACCAGAAAATACAATCAGTTACGTGTTATTCGTACCCTCCTTGCTTTCCATGTGGGACAGATTTGGGACACAATCGCCAAAAATCGAGTCGATTTGCTTGGCGTGTTCGGTCAGATGATTTGGTGCCAGGTGTGCATACCGGCGTACCATTTCGATAGACTCCCACCCACCCATTTCCTGCAGTACAGATATCGGGACTCCGGCCTGAACTAACCAGCTTGCCCAGGTATGTCTCAGATCGTGAAATCTGAAATCCTCAATGCCTGCTCGCTTTAATGCTGCCCGCCAGGCAGTGTTGGCGTCATACCGCATCTTTCTCACGGCTGGCGCTTTCGTTCCGTCCGGCTTGGTGCAGCTCTCCTTATAGACGAACACCCACTTGTGGTGACTTCCTATTTGTCTTTTCAGCACGCGACATGCAGTATCATTCAGTGCCACGCCAATGGCCTGATTCGATTTGCTCTGCTCCGGGTGTATCCACGCCACCCGGCGCTGCATGTCAATCTGCTGCCACTCCAGATTGATGATGTTCGACCGACGAAGTCCTGTAGCCAGCGCAAACTCGACAACAGACTTTAACGGCTCCGGGCATTCATCAATCAGCCTTTTGGCCTCGTGCGGCTCCAGCCACCGGATACGCTTATTCTTCGGTTGGGGAACCTTTACGATCGGTGCCTTATCCAGCATCTTCCATTCACGCTCTGCCGCGCGGAGAAGCGCCTTGATAAACGAAAGGTGCGTGGCCTTTGTCGCCACCGATGCCGGGCGAGGTACGTAATCAGGTGCTTCCTTCCCTTTCTTCGTCTGCGCCGCGCTCATCAGCTTCCAGTTTTCCTCATGCCTCCGGTTAGTCATCTTCTGTATGGCGGCGTAGATCCGCGATTCAGTGATGTCCTTCAGCTGCATGCCTGCGAAGTGCTGGAGCCAGAATCCGATCCGGCTCTTATCATCATCCAGCGACTTCTTGTGCGCCTTCTCCTCAAGCCACCTCACACAGGCATCCTCAAATGTCATGTCAGGCACTTCACCGAGCTTGCTCACCCGCCAGGCTTCGGCCTTTAGCTTGTCATGGAGTTCCGTGGCCTTCCTTTTGTCCTTTGTCCCAAGAGACTGCTTAAATCTTTTGCCGTCCGGCAATGTGAAGCTGGCGTACCAGGTCTCACCTCTGCGGAAGAGTGACATATTAATTCCTCTCGTATGCCATCGCCCGCGCTCACCTGGACAGTATGCAGCGGTGACTTGAGCGCCGCAATGCAGGCCTGTCGGGTAGTGAGGTAAGGGGATTTTGGTTTGGATGGGTCTTTGCGGGTTGCCTGCAGTCTGCCGGTGCGGATCCAGTTCGCAGCTGTCGGTCTGGATATGCCCAGCATTGCGCAGGCCTGATTTAGCGTTAGGCTGAGGGATTCCATTTTCTCCGCCTTTATTTCTTAATTACGCAGGCCGTCTTGCCAACGTTTTCTGGGATAATGTCTTTAATATCGTTTTTTGCCGAAATGCACGAAGAGGCATCATCGAAACTAATTACGGTTACATTCCCAGAATTGAACATAATGATGAGTAGCAAGATCTTCATATTCTCTCCAAAAAGAAGCCCTCGCAATGGAGGGCTGAAAGGGGGATAACGTGGCAGTGCATTCGCACCCAATAGCCAGCTCATAACTGGCTATAAGTTGCGTCATGTGGTTGGCGGCTCAGGTAGCGGCTGCCAGTGAGTGATGTTCTGGATATCATCGAAGAAGTCGCCATCGTCCCAGGTCATCGCTCTGTTCAGTGCCGCGATGTATCGGCTTCCATCGTCAGAACAAACCAGCACCTCGACATACTGCTCGGGCATCCTGTCACTGCACTTAATCCAGTCCATAATCCCTCCTCATGCCGCACGCATAGCGCGAAGCCGTTTAATGTGATCTGCTGTTTCGATTTCTTCTTCGATACGCTCGGCCTCTGCTTTGGTGAGAGGCTCGAATTCGTTTTGAAAGCGCATCATGCTGGCGATGCCACGGCGACCCTTCCGGGTGTAGTGGACGACTTCATGAGTGGCGCGGAGGATTTTGCATGGTGAGCCGAACAGGTCGGCATACCATGTATTAGGCTGGATTATCCTGAACATTGTCTGACTCCTGCATCATCAGGAAGACGATCATTGCGGCGCGCAGTGGGTTTTCATGCGACACCCCATAATCACCGCGGCAAGCAATCCAACTTACGCTGCCGTGATGCACAACCGGAGTCATTCTCAGCAGATTATCAACAATAATCGGCCATGCGTCGGCTGGGTTGTTGCAGGGGTTGAATACACCACGCTCAACTTCCACTTCTACGGCATCACCGCCAACAACATCCCCTTCATATGAGATAAGAACCATCGCGCCGCCATCGCCCTCTTTGTAGTCCGGCGCGCCGCCATGAAGATTCTCAAACACCGCGGCGTTAATCTCAAAGTCACTCAGCTTGCTGTAATCCATCACCCCCTCCCTTGCTTCTGGCGAAGCTCGCTATCCTGCTGGCATGACGCGCAGCGCTGGCAACCCGGCACCTTCACCCGGCGCAACTGCGGGATACCCTCGCCGCAATCACTACAGTGCGTTGCCGATACCGCATCACGGTTAATCCTGTGAGCACTCAACGCAGCATTACGCTGCAACTCTTCGACGGCTGATGCGTCGTCTGCAAAATCTGCCATGGTCAGTGCTCCCTGAACTGTCGGTTAATCCTGCTGACGGCAAACGCCAGCAATAAAAAAGGCCGCATTAGCGACCCGGTGATTTGCGCTGTCATAAACCGACGGCCTTTGCGAGCATTTCGCTAACCTTCTGGATGTGGTCACGCAACTCCTGCAGGCTCTGCGCCTCCGACTCCAGAATCTCCTTGTGCATCAACTCACGGACAAGATGCTCAAACTTGCTGTAGTAACCAAGGCGAGAAAGTATCTCCTGACCAGCGTTCTTTCCCTCTTTGCTGATTTTCTTCTCGCTCAAAATCAGGTCGTGCGCTGAACCGGTTACGACGTACTTTTCACCGAGTTCGATTCGAATACTTTTGCTCATTGCTCCACTCCGTAGCGCCCATTCAGGCGCCCAATTTCGCTGTTAAATTTGATGAGACTGATGCCGAGAGGCTCGACGATCTTGTGATATTTGCGGAGGATAGGCGGCACGACTTTGTTCCAGTTAGGCTTGGGCTTTGTGCGCATCGCCGCTTTCAGTTCGTCACTGCATCGCCGGGCCTGAGAGTGCAAAGCATTCTCCTGTTCGGTGGTCATTCGCTTCATGCCGCCTCCCGCCGGGCGAGAAGTTTCGCACCGAAAGTCATTAATACGTCGCGCTCCACGAAAGTGGATTCGCAGTGTGTTCGCGGGAATGGCCGCCAGATGATGAGCATGGACCCTTTATTGTTTCCTGACGTCGGCTTACCGGTGACCGGGTTGATAAATGCCAGGCGCCCGGCAGTGATGAATCGCACCTCGCTGGCCGTCTCGATAGCCTCCCGGAACCAGCCTACGGACGTATCAGCCGGAACCAGCATGACGGTGCCGATCTGATTCTTGCTCTCCGCTGCGGCTTTCTTCACGAATGGCGTGATGTGGCTGTAATGGGGATTCAGCCAGGCATAGCCGGGAATGGTGAGGTAATCGGCCCACGGCGTTTCCAGCGTGTTCTGCTCGGCGGTGATGAACTTGCGGCACAGGGTATTGTGAGGCGCTGCGGCGGCGTCCAGTTGAAAGCAGAACTCAGCATCCAGCGCGGCGAACAGTGCCGGTGGGGTGCGCCATAAATCACGCTGATCTGCTGGCGTGTTACTTCCGGTGTAATCTGTCATGCCGCCTCCCGCTTATTATTGAGTTCTTCGGCCAGTCGCTGGGCCTTTAACGGATTCTGAATAACCATGCCGCCCGGCAGCATCCACCCGCGGCGTAAATTCGAATAGACGAGCGTCACCGATCCCACGCTTATGTTATCGTGTGCATTTTTCATATATCACCGGGTTTACTTGATGATGAGAGAGGGTTTGCCAATCTTGATGCGCGCGCCGGGGATATCGATTCCGGCGTCGAGTTTATGCTTGATGGCTAACTTATCCGCCTTGATGGTGGTTTCGTACTCGACATATTCAGCGGGCAGGGCGGCGGCGTCGGTAATCTCAACTGACTTGGATGGGCCCCTGACGGTTACCTGGTGTATGCCGGCTTTTATGGAAGTCTTGCCAGCAGTATCGAGAGAACGGGCAACATACTCCTTCATGCTAACCACTCGGTTCTCGGCAGCCTTTGCGCGTTCAGCCAGTTTGCGGGACTCTTCTTTTAGCGTCTCAGCATAGGCCTGCTCGTTTTTGCAGGCCGCCAGGATCTGCTCCACTTTCGCTTCAAGCTCCCACTCGATGCTGTCCAGTGTGTCAGCAATCATCTCCGGGTCCATATCGGAGTCAGTCAGCTTGGCGAAGTCATTGGCTATTTTGTAGAGGGCGGTCATTACGCCACCTCCTCAAACTTCATCTTGCACTCACTGTAGATGGCCTGAACGTTCTGCTGCAGTTTCATGCCAGCCGTCATCTTGTAGGCCGCCTGGAAGTGCATTTTCAGATCGTGCATAGTTTCAGCGCGCTCCATCTCATCGCACAGCGCCGATACCTTGTCGTGAAGCTCCTGCTTTCTCTGCTCTTCCGACAGGATTACCTCACTATCAGGCGTGTGGGCCATCACCGGCTCCTGGTGGATCCCCTCATCTTCATTGATGACGTGAATGGCGTTATCCAGACGCTCAGCGCGGGGCCAGTATTTGCTGGCGCGCTTCACGATGGTCTTGCGTGCCATCTCCTCCCAGAAGTTCTTCCATGGGCCGTTCTTGGCCTTGCTGGTAGCTTCCGTCGCCTTAATTTCTGCCAGGCTCATTTCTTCCGTAAGGTAGTCACCATCTGGCGTTTTCACCGTGCAGTAACCGCCGACAACTGCACCGCGGTCACCGAAGGCGTTGTATTTATGGGTTGGCGCAGTATCGAGGCCATTCGACTCGTAAGTGTCGTTTGAGTAGACCAGTTTGCACTGTCCCCACTTGATGGATCCGGTAGCCTGGGCAAGGTGGAGCAGGCCCATATAGCTGATATCGAGACACACCATGCCGTCGCGCGGCACCAGGTAAGCCAACTTGCTCGCCGGGTTCAGCGTGATGCCGATGGCGGCCACGTTGATGATCGAGTTCTGCGCGCTGGCCGGGTTGCTGATTGCCGTTGTAGCAAGCCTGTCGTTTCGCTGAAATGCCTGAATTGCGAACTGGCTTTCTTTCGCCCACGTTACGGACTGATCGGTGACCGCCCCGGCAAAGAGCGGCTCCTGCTGTTTAACGAACTCAACGATGCTGAAGCTCATCATTTACTCCTGATAATCTGTTTTCAGAACGGGCAGCCGGTGCGGTGCTCCCAGTCGTGTTCTGCCTGGGCGTAGGCCACTGCCGATACAAAGTCGTTGTATGCCTCGCCAGCTTTATCGCTGCGAAGTCCTTCGTATGGGCTGGAGTCGATCGGCACGGAGAAGTGGAAGAGGCCGGACGGTTCTTTTGGCATCATGTCGATGATTTCCTGCGCCCGTTTATCAATCCAATCCTCTTTCTCGTCAGTTAACTGCTGCTCGACCCAGCGACGATCCTCTATGTGGTCGTATGCGCGATATGCGGCCATGGGTTACTCCTGAATTTAGTTCGTGCGTCACCCGGCACCGATTGGCTGCCAGATGTGAAAGGGGGTGGGGGATTACTCGGTTGGAGGCGGCGGAAGTGGCATCCAGTGCGTTACCTCTTTGAGATGCAGGTCGTTGCCGTCGCCGTCATCCCAAGTCGGGTTCCCATCACTAAACCAATCGCCGTAAACGCCAACTTGAGTGTTCGGAAGGTTGGGCCAGTAGTGGTTTTTGAAGTCGGCAGCCAGTACATAACTTTGTTCTTCACCTCCTGCCGGCGGCATCCTGTCACTGCACTTAATCCACTGCATGCTCACCTCCGCGCTGATTCGAATTACCGCGATACCACGGCATGCCAGCGGCTCTCTTCATCTCTTCGTTGGCTTCCATCCACTTGGTGCCGTTGCGTTGTGCAATGGCGTCACGGGCTTTCTGCTGGGCCATACGAAGTAAGTGGTGATTGATGGTCATGGCTTCCCCTCCACCTGCTCAAGTAACCCGGCCAGCGCCATCTGCCTGCGGTCCATCGTGAGCGAAAAACGAGGATGCTCTACCGAGGTCAGGCGCCACTCGTTATCGTTTAACTTCGATGCGTTGTACTGCTTGCCGTTGTGGGTGACTGTCATGAGGCCTCCCGGGCGCGGAGCATGGCGTCTGCAATGACATATGCAGTTTCCGAGGCTTTTGCGTAAGCAGTTTCTGCACCAAGAAGGTCGATAAGCTCTGCCATCTCTTTAGGTGCTGACACGATGGATTGCATAGCCTTAGCCGCGAAGTAGTCACGCAGCGTCATGCCCTGCGCATCTGCCGGTAAAGGTTTTGAACGGTAGTAATCGAAGCCGGGGAAAGCTCGCCCGCCATTATCTTGTTTGCTCATAATCATCTCCGCGCTTAAGCCGCGCCGCTGAACGTTACCCCTACGCATATTTGCGCCAGAAAAATGGGTGGCGGTGGATGGCCGCCGTCTCATAACTCATGCTCACTCGCTGGAATGAGCTGGGGTATGAGCAATAAAAAACCCGCCGGAGCGGGTTAGTTCGTATTCAGTGAAAGCGCCGATGTTCGCGGCCAGTAGTATTTTGGTTTCGCTCGCGAGCCCGGCTTTGGCCCAACGCAGACGATGTAGCTCTCTTCTTTTCTCGGAAGTCCAGGAGAGGATAGAAATTCCATAAATTTAGATTTTTTAATGCTACCCCCAGCCGGAATTACCTCAACCACATCACCAACTTTCACCTTCCATCCACCACCTGCCTGACTTGACCAAATTACTTCATCGCCTTCTTTGAATTTTCTTACTGGCTGATATGCCATACCCTTACCCTCTGTAGTTACCCGCGTAAAAAAGGCCGCGTTACGCAGCCTGTTCTGTTGGAAGCCCGATTAGGCGGTTGAGGTCTTCAACCTTCAGCGCCGGGAGTGTTTGCTTTGCGGTGTCTACGCCGTCAGGGATCAGCTCTTTGCTTTCAGGCCAGACTTCAATCAGCCGCTTGATGGTGGTGACCGAGTTCAGCGCGGCCCAAACTGTGCTTTCGATATCCTTTCTGCGGGCCTCAAGTTTTGCCTCAGCTGCGAAAACTTCATCGAATCGCTTCGAAATTTCGTGGTCTGCAGCAAAAAGACATCGGTCCCGCGCTGGAGTAAGAAGTTGGATGCCTGACCCCTCGCTGTCATCGCCATATGAGCACCACCCAAGCCGCCTTCCACCGATGGAGATAAAAATGTTCTGGCTCTTGCCATCGGAGCTGTACATTGAAACTCCTGATTCAGTTAGCTCCTTTTCGATCCGCTCGAACTTTTCGTAAAGTCGATCTAGCTTTTCAGCTTTCTCCTTCCCGCCAAACGCGAACACCCTGGCGTCACGTGCAATCTCGTGCCTCTTAACCTGGAGAGCCTCAAGCTCTGCAATGACACCTGATTTGATCAGCGCGTTCTTTGCAATGCGCTCCCGAAAAGCATTTGTTAATCGTGTTGAAGACATGCCCTCACCCCTTTGTTTATTCACCGCAGGCCACTCGACCCGCTCGATTCGTTCTGTGCGTAATGCTTGCGCCGTGCATCGCGTATCTTCTCCAGCTCGCATTTCTTCGCTGACTGGTGATACTTGCTGATGTGGCAGACCGGTGTGCGTGGATCGAAGTCACGACCGCATACCGGGCACTTGATGCTGTTCTTCATGGGCCACCTCAGATTAATGGGATGGATTTGCCACGCGACTTCTGCACTGCATGAATAGTCCGGCCAGACTCATTAAGAACCTGCATATGCTCGTTGCGTAGACGTTGTTCACGGCGCTTTGTGATTGATTCGTGATGCGAAATGGCTTTTTCGATTTGCTTTCCGTAGCTATCAACTGAGGAAACTACTCTATCCACTCTGGTTGGCTTACTGCGTAAAGCAGCCTGAGAAGCATCAGGAGCATCGCAGCCAAAGATTGAGTCGATGATATTGCCGATAGCGTCGCGTTCCATTGCGAGCTTCCTGCGCCGCTCATGACGGCGAGTTTTAGCGTTACCAGCTGATGTGGATTTCCCGTATACGATAACCGTCATGATTTAGTCCTCATGTGAAATGGCTTTGGCCGGTGTGGTGGCATCGTGGACCGGATGTATCCGTGACCATCACGAAGTAGCTACCCAACACACCCCAAACCCATCTCGTTTGGTATCTGTTCGCGCTTTGTCAGCGCATCATCGAAGTTAAAGAGCGTGAGACTGAATCCTTGTCTCGGTAGTGCGTCCTGCTGATGGGATAAATTTAAGACATCTTAATTTGCTGGTCAAGAGTATTTTGAAGAAAACTTAAATTAATTTTTTGGGCTTAAGTGGATTTGAAGAGGGGAGTTAAGTTGAGGGCAAAAAGAAAGGGCCCGGAGGCCCTTATGGTAGGTTGGCTATCTTGGCATCGACGACTACGCCGATTATCTTGCAGTTCCCGTCAACTTCCATCATTTGGTATTGCGGGTTTAGAGGCTTGAGGTACTTCCTTCCGGCATCAACAACATACTTCTTAAAGGTCGCTTCGTTTATGCCATCCAGTTTTGCCACAACCAGCTTCCCGCTTCGTGGTTCGACTTCAGGATCTACCAGAATCACCATTCCTTCAGGGATACTTAGCCCCACTGGTGAGGTCATTGAATCTCCCTGAACATCCAGCCAGAAAGAGTCTTCAGAGCACTCAACTGTTGTTTCGTACCAGTTATCAATTGCTCTGCGATGATATGGTTCTACAGCTTCCATCCATTGCCCCGCGCTTACCCAGCTGATGAGTGGGTAGCTACCTTTTGGTTTGTGCTTTCCATGATAGGCGACATTAGCATGGCTGGCATCGCCATTGTGCAGATAATCTGGAGAGCAGTTTAGCGCTTTCGCCAGGGCAAGTAAGTTGTCACCTTTTGGCTCAGTCTCACTTCTCTCCCATTGCGATATTGCAGCATTAGACACGCCCACCATTTTACCCAGGGCGTCCTGTCTGATCTTCATTTCTTTGCGTCGCGCACGAATGCGCTCGCCCATCGTTTGCATATTCATAGTTAAGTCATCTTAAATGTTCTTGACTTAAGTTTCCTTTAGTAGATAATTTAAGTGTTCTTTAATTCGGAGCGAGTCCATGTATAAGAAGCAAGTTATTGACCACTTCGGAACTCAGCGCGCTATCGCAAAGGCTTTAGGGATTAGCGATGCGGCCGTTTCACAGTGGAAAGAAGTGATCCCTGAGAAAGACGCCTACCGACTACAGGTCGTTACAGAAGGCGCACTCAAATATGACGAGACTGCTTACCGGGCGGTCGCGTAACAAGTTCAGAACCACTGCTCTTTACCAATCTGAGCCACCGTCAACGTGGCAACAAATTTAACAAAGTGCACCAACTGGTGCGCATTAACTTATTCAACGCAAAGGATTATCACAAATGGATAACACAACCACACGAAACAAAGATCAGGCTCGAAAAATTGAGTCCTGGATCCTGAATCAGATTGCTATTCGCGGTGCCTCTAACGTTGCAAAGGCATTGGGGATGGATAAGTCAGGCATTACCCGCTGGAAGGAAAGCATGCTGCCGAAGCTGTCGATGTTACTGGCGGTGCTGGAGTGGGGTGTCGTAGATGACGACATGGCGCGACTGGCAAAGCAGGTAGCTGAGATTCTCACCAATAAAAAACGCCCGGCGGCAACCGAGCGTTCAGAGCAAATAACCATGAAATTCTGAGATGAATAACTGGATCAATTCACAGGAGTCATTATGCCTAAGAAACCTCGATTTTACCAGGCAGCAATTCACAAAAATATTGCTCGTGACCGGTTCATCAAATCCTGTAACCCGGCTGTTGGCGTAAAGCTGAGAGCCATCATCGAAGAACTTAAGCGGAAGGAGAGCGGTCATGAGTAGCCTTGCAACAGTAACACCAATCAGGCCGGAACTAGCGGCCGTGGAGCGTCAAGTGGCAGATCTCGATGATGGGTATACCCGCATCGCTAACGAGCTGCTGGAAGCGGTTATGGCTGCCGATTTAACGGCTCGCCAGCTGAAGGTTGTTCTGGCGGTGATTCGCAAAACCTACGGATTCGGTAAGAAGTTCGACCGCATCACCAATACCCAGATCGCGATGATGACCGGTATACATCACACCCACGTATGCAAAGCCAAAAACGAGATGATCGCCATGAGCATCATCGTGACAAACGGCCATGCAATTGGCGTGAACAAGGTAATTTCTGAGTGGAATTTCGAGGTTAGCCAAGTTAGCGAATCATTAGCTAAAACGGCTAACAAAACATTAGCCAACTTAGCTAATGGGTATAAGCCAACTCAGCTAAACACAAAAGAAACTACTCAAAAGAAAGAAAAGAAAGAAACCCCCTTACCCCCTGACGGGGGCGACGCTGGAGGTGAAAAACTTACAGCCAGAACCAAAGGCAGCATCGACTACGAATCCTTCTTGGCAGCCTACAACACCGAAGTGGGCGAAAGGCTCCCACACGCAGTGGCAGTCAACGAGAAGCGCAAACGCCGCCTGAAGAAAATCATTCCCCAGCTCAAGACACCAAACGTCGAAGGGTTCAGGGCGTACGTCCGGGCGTTCGTGCATCAGGCCAAGCCGTTTTACTTCGGGGATAACAACACTGGCTGGACAGCAGACTTCGATTTTCTGCTGAGAGACGACACGCTTACCGGAGTGCGGGAAGCAAAATTCGCTGACAGGGGGATGGCATGAGACAGGATATCGAAGCAAGCGTGATTGGCGGGTTACTCCTCGGCGGCCTCACCCCGTCCGCAAGTGACGTTCTCGCCCGGATGGAAGCGGACGCATTCACAATCCCGGTCTACCGGAAAGCCTTTGAGGTGATCCGCAAGCAAGCCCGGAACCGCAAACTGATTGACGCCCTGATGGTTGCCGAAGAGTGCGGTGACGCGCATTTCGCTGACATCATGGAAACTGCGAGATCATGCCCCAGCGCCGCCAACCTGCGTGGATACGCCGGGATGCTTAGCGATCAGCATCAGCGCCGCATGTTCCTGAGCGCAATCGACGAGCTGCGCGGCGACGTGAGCAACGGAACGCTGGATAACGCAGCCTCGGCAATGGACGAGCTTATGCGTCGCCTGAGCACCATCAGGAAGCCCAAAACTGAGGTTGCTCCGGTACGGCTCGGAGATGTGCTGGACGACTACACCGACACGCTGGAGAACCGGCTGAAGAACGGCGATGAGTCCGACACTCTGAAAACCGGGATCGACGAGCTGGACGCCATAACTGGCGGCATGAACGCGGAAGATCTGGTGATTATCGCGGCTCGTCCTGGCATGGGCAAGACCGAGCTGGCGCTAAAGATTGCCGAAGGCGTGGCAAGCCGCCCGATGCCTGGTACTGACAACCTGCGCGGTGTGCTGATTTTCAGCATGGAGATGAGCAACCTGCAGATCGCCGAGCGCAGCATTGCCGGTCGCGAAAATATGTCCGTCAGTGTGCTGCGTAACCCGGCAAACATGGATGACGAAGGCTGGGCGCGTGTATACAACGCTATCTGCCACCTGAAAGACCTCGATGTCTGGATGGTCGATGCGTCAAAACTGACTGTTGAGGAGATCCGCAGCATTGCCGAACGGCACAAGCAGGAGCATCCGGCGCTGTCTCTGATCCTGGTTGACTACCTTGGCCTGATATCCAAGCCGAAAGCCGACCGTAACGACCTGGCGATCGCCCATATCTCCGGCAGCCTGAAAGCAATGGCGAAGGATTTAAAGTGTCCGGTCATCTCTCTGAGCCAGCTTTCCCGTGACGTTGAGAAGCGCCCAAACAAGCGCCCGACCAACGCCGACCTGCGCGACTCCGGCAGCATTGAGCAGGACGCAGACAGCATCATCATGCTCTACCGCGAGGCTGTGTACGACGAGCATTCCCCGGCAGCGCCATATGCCGAGGTCATCGTGACCAAAAACCGCTTCGGTACTCTCGGAACCGTTTACCAGCGATTCGTTAACGGTCACTTCATGCCATGCGATCAGGACGAAGTTCGCCGCATCTCAACCAGCAAACCATCAACCGGGCGCCATCACAGAGGGGCTGACGTATGAATACAGCAATGCAAATCATCATGAACTCACAATACGCCGAGTTCCCTGAAACCCTCCTGACGCTGGAGTTATGCCGTGCCACTGCCCGGGCTGACGGTCGCAAGATTGGCGAATCCCTCCGGGCCTGCGCAAAGGTGAAGGCTCAACAGGCGAATAACCGGAACCTGTTCAACACGCTGATCGAGATGTCCCGCAGCCAGTTCCCTGAAGTACAGATGACCCGCATCCGTGGCTGCGTAGACCGGATGGAGAAGGCGCTGGGCCGTGAAGTCGGCAACATGACCCTGACCGAGGATAACTTGCGCGAACTGCGCGGGGAGGCTGCATGAAACACTCCAGCCAATACGCAGAAATCATCCAGTACGTAACCAAACACCCCGGCTGCTACATGTCTGATATCCGTCGCGACACAACCATCCAGAAAGGGGCGATAGCTTCGGCGTTATGTGAGCTCACCAGGATTAAGACTCTGCGTCGCGAGGGCTTCGAGAAGCGATACCGATACTTCGTAGTCCGACCGGAAGACCGGCCAGATATCGCGCCGAAGCGGATTACAAAGCAGCCCAACCGTGACACAGCCAACCCTCTTAACAACCTATTCAATCAGTGCCTGGCGTCTGTCAGGGGCGGGAGAGCAGAAGTATGAGCAAGTCAATCGCAGACGGCGCAAAACTAACGCCGGAAACATTCGCAGATTTCATCGAGCGTTTGAAGTATCACCATCGCGGTGAAGGCGTTAACCGCCATATCACTGCCGATCCGATTTTTATGGTGCAGAAGCAGGCGACGATTTACGGCCTGGCTGACGAGTACTGCGAAGCCAGGGTTGTTCATTGCGATGACTGCGAGTGGGAATCCCCTCAGGAGTATTGGGACGACGCCGACGAAGATGAGCGGGATGAATTGAACGGCCTGGCCAAGGGTATGTGGGAAAGCGATTTTCTGGAATGCGAAGAGGATGAGCAGTGGCTTCTCCTTGCTGACCTCGACAATCACACCGTAAGTGGAACCCGCAAAGAATGGCAGCACGTCAACGCTCACCTTACCCGTGAAGCCGCAGAGGCGTTTATCCGCCGCAAACAGCATGACTACCCGCCACTTCGCGTCTACGTCGAAAGCATGTGCTACGGCTGGGAATATCAGGAAATCATCGGGGCGCTGTGTGATGGAAGATTAGTTCTAGCGGATAGCCAGGATGCCAACACCGCAGAACTGGTAGCCGCTGGCATCATCACTAAGGTGGGGGAGTAGGGATATGGCTGAATTTACGAAAGAGCGCATCGAGCAATTCATCAAAAGCCCACTTGAGCACGGGCTTACTCGCAGCGAACAGATGGAAATGGCCCGCCAGCTGCTTGCAGGGCTGGAGCATGAGCCGGTGGGGGAAGTGGTTTTGGGCGATTACGACGACTGCGGTGACTATCCTGATGCAAAGGTCGTATGCACTGCCGCACAAGGCCAAGCTGACTGGAATAATTTCAGAAACGGAACGAAGCTCTACGCAGCACCACAGTTACCGCAGCCAGCGATGATCATAACTCAGCATTTCGACACTCTTGCACTGGATGTAGCGAAGATGGTCATGTGTGATGTGAATCGCCGTCATGAGTTTCTCGGTGGTGATGTCCAGTTGCTATCCCGCATTCAGTGTCGCATTGACGAAGCCTGCCGCGCCGCCATGCTTCAGGGTTCTGATCCTGTAAGCCATGGTGATGAGTTGCCGATGGACTACCAGCAGGGTCACAAAGACGGTCTGGAGTGGGCTGCGCGACTGGCAGAAGCTAATCACCCACAAACCGGCGACTGGCTTTACGATGACCCGATTGAGCTGGCTAAGGCGATCCGCAAAGGTCCAGATATGCCAGTCGAACCTATGCAGGGATGGATTCCGTGCAGTGAGCGGATGCCTGATGCAGATGGTAACTATTGGGGATGGTGGAGTGAAAGCAAGCGTCAGGGGCCGGTCTGGTTCATCAAAAGCGAGCTTCAAGCGCAATTCCAGAGCAGTGAGATAACCCACTGGATGCCACTGCCAGCATGCCCTAAAGGTGAATAGACTAGGGGAATAATATTATTGCTAACTTAAATACCCTGATGGATATTACCAGAAGGGTATATTTATGATGGTGACTTATGGATTGGAGTATTTCTAGCCCTGTATGGGGCCTATCGGTGGCAATAATATCTGCTGTTGGAACACTAGCCGCAGCAATATCAGCTAAAGCGAGCAAGAACACTGCGGAAAAAGCGCTGCAGCTACAAGACAGGCAATATGTATTTGAGTCATTGAAGGCTTGTGCGGAGAGGGCTAACGCATCTGCAAAGGGTAAGCTAGGTGCTGACTGGAGTGTCAATGACGCTGCAGATATTATCAGGTGCCTGATGCGGGCGATGGATATTATCAAGCAGGCTTGCCACAAAAAAGAAGGCGATCAGATGGTTGCTCTTAAGCAGTACTTCGTGAACCTATTAATCGCGGAGCTGTATGAGGAAGTGCACAATCGTGATGCACCTGATTCCGTATTTGAAGCGACAGAGCCGACTCGGATCCTTGATGGATTATGGAGTAAGTGGAAGGAGGCTGTCGATTTCTTTGATATTTGGAATTACCCAATTGCGACTGATGAAGACTTGGCAGACTAAGTCGTACCTCGGATGATCCCTTCCCACATTGACGCGCAACAACAGGCCTCTCCGGAGGCCTTTTCCGTACACGCTACAGGCAATGGCTTTAACCTATTTTTCTTTCATTATTAATGGGATAATTAAGCTTCAGCAAACACTCGGAGTCTTACATGCGAAACGCCAAACTGGAATACATTGATCCAAATTTTGTCGGGACGTGCTCTGTCTCGGGAAAAAAAATCACGGTTATGCACTTTAATATGACTGGAGTTTTAGAAACCAAACCGGGGCAAATCGTTAACGCAAGAGTAGATGGCAAAATGTGCAAGCTGCTGGTTTACCGCCCATTCATTGGGGGGATAGATTTCACCATCCAGGAATAGCAAAAAGCCACGTCTCGTTGATTCCCAATAATCAATAAGCCATAATATCTCTGCCGCCGGAGTTGAACGCCCGGCGGTACCCCTGCGCATATAATGGGGACGTTATATGCGACCACAATCTGAACATCTTCACCTGTCACCGATGCAGAAATGCACCGGCGATTTTCTGCATTCTGCGGTTTCCTGTGAGGAGGCCGTATGACCCTGCAAAAAGACGGCATCCGTCTGCACAAATCCAATTTCAACGCTATTGGTCAGCAGATCCAGCCCATGCTGGAATCTGGAGACTGCTATCGCCTCATCATCAAGCCGTGGAAAGACAAGCGCTCCATTCCTCAGAACTCACTTATGTGGATGTGGAATAGCGATGTAGCTGAAGCGGCAAGTAGGAACTCAACCGAAACCCACACCGATGAAGAACTCCATGAATTCTTCAAAGACCTCTATTGCCCGGCTAAGCCAGTGACAATTTTCGGCGTAACGAAATGGGTTAAGTCCACAAAACTTCTCGACTCCGAAGAGATGACCTTCTACCTGCGCCGCATCGAAGTCTGGTGCATTGAGCGCGGCATCAAGCTGCGGATTCCCGCGAACTCCGAATACCACGCAAAAGGACATGATCATGTTTGATAAAGAAGTTTGGATTCCGGTTCCTGGATATGAAGATCGCTTTGAAGTTAGCTCATTAGCGCGTGTTAAAAGCCTTCCAAGGAAGGTGACTACGTGCGGAAGAGACCGGAAGACATGGACTACCAGAACTATCGCCGGTCGGATTCTTAAGGGCTGCACATCCTCGCAATACATTAGGGTTTCGCTATCTGGTAAGCACGAGATGCTGCATAGATTTGTGGCGCTTGCCTTTGTGCCAAACCCGAACAACTACCCGCACGTTAACCACATTGATGGCAATAAGCATAACAACCTGCCAGAGAACCTGGAGTGGTGCACTCATGCGATGAACATGAAACACGCCAACGAAACGGGCCTGTCCAATAAGAATAAAACGCCTGTTATCGCCGAACGTGAAGGATTCGGGTATTGGTTCCCTTCAATGCAGTCCACCAAGCATTACGGATGCAACCCTGCACTGGTGCATGCCTCAATCAATGGGCGGCAGAGTGAGCATAGGGGTATGCAATGGAGCTACTGCCCCTCGATTGGGTACTGCGAATACCAGCAACTCCGCGAAAAACAAGACCAGTAAGGAAAGCACATGGCACTCAAAAGAGATAAACACGACTCCATTTTTTCTGAGCTGGTTCGCGAGCGCGCCAACTGGTGCTGCGAAAGTTGCGGACGTGATTTCAGCACAAACCGCGCATCACTACATTGCTCACACATCAACGGACGCCGCCATACCTCTACCCGCTGGCACCCACTCAATGCGCTGGCCCACTGCGTTGGCTGCCATCGTCGCCTGGGAGAGGAGCCGATCCAGTTCACCCGGCACGCTGAGTACGAATACGGCGTGATGACTGTCGAGCAGGTGGCCCGCGCCGCGCTACACCCGATGAAGATTAAGCCGTGGCAGAAAGAGGAGATGTATCAGCACTACAAGCAGGAGCTGGCAAGGATTAAAGCGCTCCGCATCACCGGCATGCTTGGCCGTATCGAGTTCACCGCGCCTGACTGGTACCAGCAGGGCATTACTTTGCGCATGGGTGAAGCAGCATGACCCGCGACCAGATAGCCCGATACCAGGCCGAAAGCGTCATGCGCGCCAAGATGCCTCCAGTAGCAAAGCACAGCCAGAACCAGACCAAAACAAAACAGCCAGAGAGGGCCGCAGCGTGAACACACAATACCTGGAATTTGTACGCCAGCAGCTCATCGTTGCGACTGCCGATCTGAGTGGCGCAACCAAAGGCCAGTTGATGGCCTGGCTGGAGAACGCCCAGTTCGATACCGGCACGTTCAAACGGAAGAAGCCGCGCGTTAAGGACGACGTGACCGGGAAAATGATAACGCTGGATAACCCGCCGATCCCCGGCAAGCAGTCGCGCGCCAAAGGTTCGCACATCCCGCTGGTTCAACCGGTCGAATACTCCACTGCGTCGTGGCGTCGCGCAGTGCTTTCGCTGGATGAGCACCAGAAAGCGTGGCTGCTCTGGAACTACAGCGAGAACGTGCGCTGGGAGAACCAGGTGGCGATTACTCAGTGGGCATGGGCTGAGTTCAGGGAGCAACTGGGCGTGAAAAAGGTGGCCGGCAAGACGATGGATAGGTTGAAGGCTCTGATCTGGCTAGCGGCGCAGGATGTTAAAGCTGAGCTGGCTGGGCGGGAGACATATCAGAAGCAGGAACTGGCTGAGCTATGCGGAGTGAAGCCGGATAACTGGAGTCATAACTACGCCGACTACTGGCAGGCGATGTGCGCCATATTTGAGCGACTTGATAGTGATGCTTTGCTGCGAGCAGTGAGAACACGATCACAACAAAAAGCAGCCTTTTCGCAGCATGGTGTTGCAAAAGTCAATTAAATAGCATACATTTAGCGTAAATCTGATATCGTCGCCATAGCTTTGGTTGTCGACTGAATTAACAAGCCTCGCCGTCGTGCGGGGCTTTTTTATTGGCTGATTTAGCTCAGTAGGTAGAGCGCCTGCCTTGTAAGCAGGATGTCGGCGGTTCGATTCCGTCAATCAGCACCAGAACCCAATACCTGGGACTATAAGCGCATAGCGCAACGCAGCACCCATCGATTGGCGGACCAGAACCCGCCTTTTTTACTCAGGCCGCAGACAATCACCCTCAGATGCCACGTAGCCCTCATGTCTGACGGCCTTCTCTACACATGGACCACCTATGTCTGAACCTCTAACCATTGCTGGCGGTGTCACGTCCGCAACAATCGGAGTGACGTTCGCATCTCTGTTCCCCGAGGCAACGCCCGGCGTAATGCTGTGCGCGCTGGCTGGCGCAGCAATGTACGTTCTGACATCCGATCCACACCAACTGTGGAAGCAGTTCCTGTTCGCCGTCATCAGCTTTGTCGGCGGGGTATTCTTCTCGGTACCGATGGCGAAGATACTGGCCGGGGTGATTAACACCGCCCTTGGCCTGCTGCAGCCGCCGGTCAGCATCGAAGTATCCCCGAACATTGGCGCGCTGGTTTCCGCTTCCATCTCTGTCGCAGTCCTGTTACGCATCCTCGCCAAATCAAAACGGGGGAAAATGCCGGGACTGGAGGAGGAAGGTAAATGACATGGCAAGCCATCGTTCTTGATGTAAACGCCATTATCTGTGCGCTTATCGCCATCAGGCTGATGTTCTTCAGTAAGAGTGGAAAGCGACACCGTCCTGCCGTGGCATGGATGGCGTACATGATGATCCTCGCCGCCGGTTTTACGGCGTTTCGCATCCTCTACGGCAAATACCTGCAGGTTGACCCGGGCGAGCTGATGCTGAACATCGCTATCTGCATCGCCGTGTGGCGCTCCCGCGGCAATCTCGCAAAAGTTTTCCAGAAGGCCGGGCAATGACTAAAAATTTCAAATTCTCTCAGCGCAGCGAGAACAACCTTAAGGGCGTCAATCCTGACCTGGTGAAAGTGATCCGCCGGGCGCTGGAAATCACACCGGTAGACTTCATCGTCATAGAAGGGCTGAGAACGCAGGCCCGGCAGAAAGAGATGGTCGCTACCGGTAAATCTCAGACGATGAACAGCCGTCACCTGACCGGTCATGCCGTCGACATCATCCCGGTAAACACCACCTGGAAGATTGAAGAGTTCAAACCTCTGCTTAAAGCGGTTAAGCAGGCAGCTGACGAACAGGGCCTGAAACTCCGCTTCGGCATCAACTGGAAGAATGACCCGGCGCTGCCCATCGAAACCAAATTCATCGACGCGCCTCACGTTGAGATCCCCGCATGAACATCAGCCTGAAGTCGCTGATTGTGCCGGGAGTGATTCTCCTGCTGGCGCTGGCGTCGTGGCTCTCGTACTCCAACTATAAGGGTGAGAAGAAACGCGCTGATGACGCTGAGCAAAGTCTGGCGCTGGCAAACGCCACCATCACCGACATGCAAACCCGTCAGCGTGATGTCGCTGCACTGGATGCCAAATACACGAAGGAGTTAGCTGATGCGCAAGCTGAGAATGACAGGCTTCGTGCTGATGTTGTCGCTGGTAAGCGTCGGCTGCAAATCGCCGCCACCTGCTCCAAAGACGGAGCACCCGCCACCTCCGGCCTGGTTGATGGCTCAAGCCCTCGACTTACAGCAGATGCTGAACTCAATTATTGGCGTCTCAGAGACGGGATCGCCACAGTCACAAAGCAACTGACCGGCCTGCAGGCGTATGTGCGCGAGCAGTGCCTGAAATAACTCTGGAGATATCATGAATTTCGGACAAGCACTTGAAGCCGTTAAGAGCGGCGCAAAGATTTACCGTGAAGGCTGGAATGGCAAGGGGCAATTTGTCATTAAAGCAGGTGGCTACACAGTAAGTGAAGCCAGACCTGGATCTGATTATGCGCGTGCTGGCATCGTCGGCGAATTCACTATTCAGCCACATCTCGATCTGAAAAACGCACAAGGTCACATGCAACCTGGCTGGGTGCCATCACAAGGCGACCTGTTTGCCGAAGACTGGCTTGCTGAACCTGTAGCGGAATAACCATTCCAAAGCGTCCTATTCCGGGCGCTTGATAATGGTGACGAACATCTCAATTTTTATTGAGGTTGACATAAGTTATTGGTTTGCATTGGTTATTTTGGCGTTGGTATAATTAACCGTCTACTACGAGAGGGGTGATTATGCTGACGATAATTTTGTTTGGTGCTGGCTGGAAAGGCGACGTTTTGGATCTTGAGCGTTACAGTCCCGTTATTAAAGCTCCTGATCAGACATTTCGACTTCTTAAAAGCTCTGGGGGCACCCCGACATTTGAGGATGCTGAATTTGAAGTCTTCGAATATCAGCTGGGTGATGAAATTTATCTGGTCGGGATAAACGGTCAGAGGCCAAGCGACAAAATCATTGAGCAGTCGATAACGCATGGCTCAAGAAGGCCAAAGCCATACAAAACACTGTAACCGCCTCCGGGCGGTTTTTTATTGCCGAAAGTCTGGCTATCCCCCTGAGCGGATAAATCCAAAATAACCCCTGCAACGGATAATGACGGAGCCCGTAATGGCAAAGGCCAAGTGGCACAAACTCCCGGCGTTCACCATCCCGCTATTCCAGAGTGCAAATGTCTACCTCGCCGTGACCAGAGAACAATATCAGGATGCTGATAAGTTCCTTGGCGGCAGCGGCGACGAGAGGCCATTCAACCTTGGCCTGGCAAGCAACTATGAAAACACTGATACGGGTGAGCGATGCTACCTGATCGGAGTGTTTGATAATCAGCTCGCCACGCTCGTTCACGAATGCGCTCATGTGTGCTTTTACGTCTGCTCTGATGTGGGTGTGACAACAAAGCCGGAAGACGCCAACGAAACGTACTGCTACATGCTTGATCGCATGTTCAGTCACTTCCTGCCATTCATTCAGGAGAAACAAAGTGTATCACTGGAATAATCAATCCCCTTATTGCCAATGCCAACGCTGCCCATGCTGCGGGAAGATTGTTAACCAATTTACTGGCAACAATTTCTTCAAGACTGGTTATGGATATGGTGTTGCGGGTAGCGTTAATTGCTCAGGATCCGCGGCAGAGACAAAATCAACAGCCGACAAGCAGGAAGGAGCTAAGTGATGGCAACCCAAGGTTTCGACAACCCATCAAAATTCCGCGATGAGTGGGATAAGCAAACAGAAGGCGGTAAGCAATGATCAACCAACAATGGCCTGCATACTCCGATACTGACGGAATCTACGTCCTCGCTCTGCCTATCGATAAGCTCAACCAAGCGGTCGATGGCTCGGCAGAAGCAACGTTTGATGGCCCATACCAGTCGCAATATCTGTCCGCGCTTTTCATGTCCACATTCAAGCCGGTAGTTGGCGGGTACATCTTCCAAAGCCAGTACGGCGAATTGCTGTATATGAGCAAAACGGCTTTCGAAGCGAAGTACACCGCAACTAGCACGCCGATCGCATGGGGCTCAGTCACAGGTAAGCCGTCAACGTTCGCGCCGACTATCGGCACGACAGCGACAACCGCGATGGCTGGCAACAAAACACCAACCACTACTGAACGCGGTGGTGTTCTGCAGCAGGCCACAGAAGCAGTTATCCCTGCGCAGACGGTAACTGACATCGCCACCGCACAAACGGCAGTGAATACCATCGTGACCAAAGTGAACAGCCTCATTACGAAGCTGAAAGCAGGCGGCGAACTGGCGTAGTTATTACAAAGCGTCTCTGATGGGGCGCTTGATAATAACTGAAGAGGGAATGTATATGGCAGCACCAAAGGGTAACCGATTCTGGGAGGCCCGCAGTAGTCATGGGCGCAACCCGAAGTTCGAGTCGCCTGAGGCGCTGTGGGATGCATGCTGTGAGTATTTCGAATGGGCGGACGACAACCCGCTATGGGAAGGGAAAGTGTTCTCCTACCAGGGTGAGATCATCAACGCAACGATGCCAAAGATGCGAGCCATGACGATTTCTGGCCTGTGCATCTTCCTTGATATCACCCGGCAAACATGGGGGACCTTCCGCGCTATGGAAGGCTTTTCTGACGTCACCACGCGAGCAGAAGAAATCATCTACGACCAGAAATTCTCTGGCGCAGCTGCTGACCTGCTTAACGCCAATATCATCGCCCGTGATTTGGGCCTCAAAGAGCAGTCGCAAGTTGAAGACGTGACACCTGATAAGGGAGATCGCGATAAGCGCCGCTCTCGCATTCAGGAGTTACTGACCCGTGGAAAACGAAGCGATTCTTGATGACCTGACGGAAGACGAGCAGATAGAACTGCTTGAGCTTCTGGAGGAAGAGGAGCGGTACCGGGAAACACACCTGCTGTATGAGTTCACACCATATGGCAAGCAGCGAGAGTTTATCGACGCTGGATCTGAGTTCCCAGAGCGTTGCTTCATGGCCGGTAACCAGTTGGGTAAGTCCTACACTGGCGGCGCAGAGGTGGCATTCCATCTAACCGGACGCTACCCCGGAACTAAAGGTTATCCGAATGATGGCGCATACGGCGAAAAATGGGGCGGTAAACGCTTCTATGAGCCTGTCGTGTTCTGGGTTGGTGGCGAGACTAACGAAACCGTAACCAAGACGACACAGCGTATCCTGTGCGGTCGTATCGAAGAGAATGATGAGCCTGGCTACGGGTCAATCCCGAAAGAGGACATCATCAGCTGGAAGAAGTCTCCATTCTTCCCGAATCTCGTCGATCACTTGCTGGTTAAGCATCACAACGCTGACGGTGTAGAAGACGGCATATCCATCTGCTACTTCAAGCCGTACTCGCAGGGCCGCGCCCGCTGGCAGGGTGATACAATTCACGGTGTCTGGTTCGATGAAGAGCCGCCATACAGCATCTACGGTGAAGGCCTGACGCGTACCAACAAATACGGCCAGTTCTCCATGCTGACGTTTACCCCGCTGATGGGGATGTCAGACGTCGTTACCAAATTCCTGAAGAACCCGAGCAAGGCACAGAAGGTTGTCACCATGACAATCTTTGACGCTGACCACTACAGCGACGAACAGAAAGAGCAGATCGTCGCTTCGTATCCTGAGCATGAGCGTGAAGCTCGGGCCCGAGGTATTCCGACGATGGGTAGTGGCCGCATATTCCAGATACCGGAAGAGACCATTAAGTGCCAGCCGTTTGAATGCCCTGAACACTTCTACGTCATCAACGCGATGGACTTTGGCTGGGATCACCCTCAGGCACAGATTCAGCTATGGTGGGATAAAGACGCAGACACCATCTACGTCGCTCGCACGTGGAAGAAGAAAGAGCAAACGGCTGTGCAGGCGTGGGGCGCAGTGAAGGCTTGGGCGCAGAAAATACCTACTGCATGGCCGCATGATGGTCATCAGCACGAGAAGGGCGGTGGAGAACAGCTCAAAAGCCAGTACGCAGATGCCGGTTTCATGATGCTCCCTGAGCATGCCACATGGCCGGATGGCGGAAACGCTGTTGAGCCTGGACTCACCGAGCTGCGCGACATGATGCTCGACGGGCGCTTCAAGGTGTTTAACACCTGTGAGCCATTCTTCGAAGAGTTCCGCCTGTACCACCGCGATGAGAACGGGAAGATCGTCAAGCTCAATGACGACGTACTCTCTGCCGTTCGCTATGGCTACATGATGCGAAGGTTCGCCAGAACCATGCGCGATATCAATAAACCGAAAGACAAAAAGATCCCCGCCCCGATTAGACCAGTACCCAGAGGACGATAATGGCTGACAACGAAAGCAGGCTGGAGAGCATTCTGTGCAAGTTCGACGCAGACTGGACAGCCGGAGAAGAAGCCAGAACCGAGGCGAAGAATGACCTTTTCTTCTCCCGTGTATCTCATTGGGATGACTGGCTTAATCAGTACACAACATTGCAATACCGAGGCCAGTTCGACGTTGTGCGCCCGGTAGTGCGTAAGCTGGTCGCAGAGATGCGCCAGAACCCGATTGATGTTCTCTACCGCCCGAAAGACGGCGCAAGCCCTGACGCAGCTGATACGCTGATGGGCATGTATCGCACTGATGCGCAGAATAACGCCTCTAAGATATCGGTGAATGTCGCTGTCCGTGAGCAGATTGAATGCGGCATCGGTCACTGGCGTCGAGTCACTCGATATGAAGACCAGAGCCCGACCAGCAACAATCAGATTGTGCTGCGTGAGCCCATTCACTCGTCATGCTCCTGTGTGGTGTGGGACAGCAACAGCAAGCAGATGGACAAGTCAGACGCCCGGCACTGCACACTGATCCACTCGATGAGTCGTGACGGCTGGAAAAACTTCGCTGAAGAGCATGGGCTTGATGAGGATGTTATCCCGTCATTCCAGAGTCCGAACGAATGGGCATTTCCCTGGCTGACTCAGGACACCATTCACGTCGCTGAATACTACGAGGTGGAGAGGAAGAAAGAGACCGTCTACATCTACCAGGACCCGATTACTGGTGCGCCGTCGGCGTACTACAAGCGCGACATCAAGAACGTTATTGATGACCTGGCAGACCGTGGAATGATCAAGGTTGCAGAGCGTAAGGTTGAGCGCTGCCGGGTGTACAAATCCATCATCACCTGCACCGACATCCTGAAGGACAGGCAGCTAATTGCTGGCGAACACATCCCGATCGTGCCTGTATTTGGCGAGTGGGGCTTCGTCGAAAGCAAAGAGGTGTATGAGGGCGTCGTTCGTGCCACTAAAGACGGCCAACGCCTGCGCAACATGATTATGTCGTTTAACGCTGACATCGTCGCCCGCACGCCGAAGAAAAAGCCAGTGTTCTGGCCTGAGCAGATCGCCGGTTATGAGCACATGTATGACGGAAATGATGATTTCCCGTACTACCTTCTCAACCGCACCGACGAAAACAATGGCGACCTTCCTGTTCAGCCTATCGCCTACATGGAGAACCCTGAAGTACCGCAGGCCAACGCCTATATGCTTGAGGCCGCCACCGCAGCAGTGAAAGAGGTGGCGACGCTCGGTGTGGATGCAGAGGCTGTGAATGGTGGTCAGGTTGCCTTCGAAACAGTCAATCAGCTGAACATGCGCTCAGATCTGGAAACGTTCGTATTCCAGGACAACCTCGCAACAGCGATGCGCCGTGACGGTGAGATTTACCAGTCGATCGTCAATGACATCTACGACATCCCCCGCACCGTTACCATCACGCTTGAAGATGGCAGCGAGAAGGAAGTGCAATTGATGGAGCAGGTGGTTGACCTTGCCACTGGCGAAACAACCGTCCTGAACGACATCAGGGGCCGCTATGAGTGCTACACCGACGTTGGCCCATCCTTCCAGTCGATGAAGCAGCAGAACCGCGCTGAGATTCTGGAATTGCTCGGCAAAACACCGCAGGGCACGCCGGAATATCAGCTTCTGTTACTGCAGTACTTCACGTTGCTGGATGGCAAAGGCGTCGAGATGATGCGCGACTACGCCAACAAGCAGCTGATCATGATGGGCGCTAAGAAGCCTGAAACGCCTGAAGAACAGCAGTGGCTTATGGAGGCGCAGCAGCAACCGCAGCAGCCTTCGGCAGAGCAATTACAGGCTCAGGGCGTATTGCTTACTGGTCAGGCCGATCTGCTCAATGCGCAGGTTAAGCAGCAGCAGTTGCAGGTTGATGCGGCCAAGGTTGAGAGTGCTAACCAGCTCAACCAGGTGAAGATGCTGGAAATCTTTAGCAACATCGATCTCGATAAGCAAGCGTCATACCGCGAGTTCCTCGACATCATGCTGCGCGCTCAGAACGAAAGTGCCGCCGATGCGCGAGCCAACGCAGAGTTACTTCTCAAAGGTGATAGCCAGGCGCACCAGAAGCGAATGGACATCACCAACATCCTGCAATCGCAGAGACAAAACACACCTTCCGGCAGCGTAGCCGAGAATCCTCAATAAGAGAGAGTTAATCATGCAAGACACCATCAATATTCAGGAAACTGAAGGCTTAAACACGTCCGGCAATCATGCAGCGGCATCTGCTGATGGCTCTGTTGTCGATAATGCCAACGACAACGCAGGGCATGGAGAAGGCTTCGAGATCGTCCTGAAAGACGATGAGGCAAAACCAAAGCAAGACCCGGAAACTAACGCGCGATTTGCGGCCAAGCGCCTGGAGCGCAAGCGTCAACGTGAGCTTGAGCAGCAGGCGGAAGCAGTAAAGCGCGGTGAATTGCCGGAGAACTTACGGGTCGCTCCTGACCTCCCATCTAAGCCAAATGTGACTGACTACTTTGGTGATGACGCCCTGTATAGCAAATACAACGGCGACACCGTCATGGCGGCAGCCGCATTCCAGCAGGCAAACGATGAGTGGAATAACAAATCTTTAGACGCCCGAAGCAATGCAGTGGCAGAGCAGGGTCGAAAGGTTCAGGAGTTCACCCAGCAATCAGCGCAATACGTCGATGCTGCCCGTAAACACTATGACGCGGCGGAGAAGCTCAACATTCCTGACTATCAGGAAAAAGAAGATGCGTTTATGCAGATCGTTCCGGCACCGGTGGCGACTGACATCATGCGCCTATTCCCTGAGAAATCCGCCGCGCTCATGTATCACCTTGGGGCCAACCCCGAGAAAGCCCGCCAGTTACTGGCGATGGACGGGCAGTCCGCGCTGATTGAACTCACTCGACTCTCGGAACGCTTAACTCTCAAGCCTCGCGGTCAACAGGTCTCGTCCGCTCCCCCTGCAGATCAATCCCTCACTGGCGATGTGTCGGCGGCTAACGTCGATGCAATGCGCAAAGCCATGGAAGCAGCATCAAGCAAGGGTGATGTAGATACCTATCGCAAGCTAAAGGCAAAACTTAAAGGAATTCGATAATGGCATTGAACGAAGGTCAAATCGTTACGTTGGCAGTGGATGAAATCATTGAAACCATTACCAGCCTGACACCAATGGCGCAGAAGGCGAGCAAATACACGCCTCCTGCAAGCGAAATGCAGCGCTCCAGCAACACGATCTGGATGCCTGTAGAGCAGGAGTCCCCGACTCAGGAAGGTTGGGACTTAACTGGCAAGTCAACTGGCCTGCTGGAACTGAACGTTCCGGTAAGCTTGGGTGAGCCGGATAACGACTTCTTCCAGCTGCGTGCTGACGATCTGCGTGACGAAACAGCATATCGCCGCCGCATCAACGCAGCCGCCAAAAAACTGGCAAGCAACTGCGAAGTTAAAGTTGCCAACCTGGCTGCTGAAATGGGCTCCCTGGTAGTAACCAGTGATGACCCGATCGGCACCGCTGCCGGTTCCGGCTGGGACTTCGTGGCTGATGCAGAAGAAATCATGTTCTCGCGTGAGCTTAACCGCGATTCCGGCCTGTCGTACTTCTTCAACCCGAAGGACTACAAGGCAGCCGGCCACGATCTGATTAACCGCGATATGTTTGGGCGCATCCCTGAAGATGCCTATAAAAACGGCACCATTCAGCGCCAGGTTGCTGGTTTCGACGACGTCCTGCGCTCGCCTAAACTGCCAGTACTCCCGGCCTCAACCGCTACCGGTCTGACCGTCAGCGGCGCACAGAAGTTCAAGCCTGTAGCGTGGGATCTGGACGCCGACGGCAATAAGCGTAACGTTGATAACCGCCTGGCTACGGTAACTCTCTCTGCTACCACTGGCCTGAAGCGCGGCGACAAAATCAGCTTCACCGGCGTTAAGTTCCTTGGCCAGATGGCTAAAAACCTGCTGGCTCAGGATGCGACGTTCTCTGTCGTGCGTGTTGTAGATGGTACTCATGTTGAGATTACGCCTAAGCCGATCGCTCTGGATGACACCTCTCTGTCACCAGAACAGCGTGCTTATGCCAACGTGAATACTTCACTGGCAAACAGCATGGCGGTAAACGTTCTCAACACCACCACTGCGCGCACCAACGTGTTCTGGGCGGATGACGCGATCCGCATCGTTAGTCAGCCAATCCCGGCTAACCACGAACTGTTCGCGGGCATGAAGACCAAGTCGTTCACCATCCCTGAGGTGGGCCTGAATGGCATCTTCGCGACGCAGGGAGATATCAATACCCTGTCTGGCCTGTGCCGTATCGCGGTCTGGTATGGCGTCAACGCAACCCGTCCTGAGTCAATCGGCGTCGGCCTGGCTGATCAGGCTTAATCACTAATCTTCAAGGGGCTTCGGCCCCTTTTTTATTGGGTGGGAGAAGGCAATGAGCGTGATGATTTATCGGGCAGGTGGCGATACCAAAATCTGGGGCCGCAAGCTGAAAACGAAAATTGTGGATCAGGATGATGTCGCTGAACACTTAGCCAATGGCTGGTATAAGCATCCTCACGATGTTCCTGATGAGCCACTTGTTGGCGATCAGATTGTGAGTGTTGGCGGTGAGGGGGCTAACCCAGTAGATATGGGTGAGGTGTCAGACGGCTATCACACCTTTAATGAGCTATATGCTCACCGGGTGCGCCTGTTCTCATCGCTTATGCATGCTTACTCTGGCCTTTCGTGGTGGTCTCGTAAACACAGTGACGGGGAAGAGTGGGAAGGATGGATCATCGCTGGCATTACTACGCCGGAAGGTGAAGTCACTTACCATCTCCCCGTTGAAGAAATCGAATTCCTGCCAGAAGGTGCCGAGCTGGAGTTCGGGAAAGAGTGGGATGGTCACGAAGCGAGTGATGTTCTTGACCGGCTTCTGAGTTTGCGCCCAGCTACTGCTGAGCCTGAGCCTGAGCCTGAGCCTGAGCCTGAGCCTGAGCCAGAAGTGAAACCACGTAAAAAGCCAGGCCCAAAGGCTAAGGCGGAAGATGATGCTGATAGCGACTAAGGGCGACATCGTCCGGGCAGCGCTGCGTAAATTGGGCGTTGCCTCTGATGCCACACTCACCGACGTTGAGCCGCAGTCAATCCAGGACGGCGTTGATGACCTCGAAACGATGATGGCCGAGTGGTATCAGGACGGAAAGGGCATCATCACCGGGTATGAGTTCACTGATCCTGACAATCCGCCCGCCGAAGGTGACGACCACGGCATGCGCTCCAGCGCAGTCAGCGCGGTAATTCACAATCTGGCATGCCGCATCGCGCCTGATTACGCAATCGAACCAACCGGCAAAGTCATCACCACCGCCCGCTACGGCAAAGAGCAACTCATCAAAAACACGGCGCTCAGTCGTGCCAAACGCGCGCCATATCCAGGCAGGATGCCAATCGGCAGCGGCAACAGCTTCGCCACTCTGAATGGATGGCATTTCTTCCCGGGAGACCAAAAAGATGCCGATCCAGCAACTTCCTCTGATGAAGGGAACGGGTAAAGACTACCGCAACGCCGACTACATCGACTATCTTCCGGTGAATATGCTGGCGACACCCAAAGAGGTGCTCAACGCATCGGGTTATTTGCGCTCCTTCCCGGGCATAGCGAAGCGATCTGATGTTGCCGGTGCATCTCGTGGGGCTCAGTACAACACCTCTCAGAGCGCCGTATATCGCGTTATGGGCGGCAAGCTCTACAAAGGCGATTCGGTGGTCGGTGATGTGGCCGGTTCATCACGGGTGTCGCTGGCGCATGGTCGAACTTCTCAGGCTGTCTGCGTCGGCGGGCAGGTGGTCGAGTATCGTTACGACGGAACAACCAAGACGGTTGCAAACTGGCCGGTATCCAGCGGATTCACGCAGTACGAACTCGGATCTGCGCGAGACATCACCCGATTGCGTGGCCGCTATGCCTGGGCAAAGGATGGCTCTGACTCGTGGTTCATCTCTGACCTCGATGATGAGTCGCATCCTGACCGTTACGCGGGTGAATACCGTGCTGAGTCCCAACCTGACGGAATTATTGGGATCGGCACCTGGCGAGATTTTATTGTCTGCTTTGGCGCAACGACGATTGAATACTTCACGGTAACTGGTGCAACCACTGTTGGAGCGGCTCTTTATGTCGTGAACTCGGCCTATGCGGTGCAGAAGGGGATCGCCGGTACGCACTGCAAAACGCCATTCATGGACGCCTATGCCATCATCAGCAACCCGGCATCCGGTGCGCCGTCGGTATATATCATCGATTCGGGCCGGGCGACAGCTATTGCCACCGCTAGCATCGAGAAGATAATCCGCTCGTACACTGCCAGCGAACTCGCCTCCGCTGTCATGGAAACACTGCGCTTTGATGGGCATGAGCTTCTGCTGATTCATCTCCCGGGGCAGGTTCTGGTATACGACGCGGCAGCCAGCCAGAACGGGCCGCAATGGTCTGTGTTGAAAACTGGCCTTGGTGATGATGTCTACCGCGCCATTGACTTCATGTATGAAGGAAACTCCATCACCTGCGGCGATAAGTCAGCATCGGTTAAAGGGGCGCTGCAGTTCGACATATCGAGCCAATATGGCAATCAGCAGGAGTTCTTGCTGTTTACCCCGCTGATAAAGGCGGATGGTGCGCGTCTGTTCGATCTGGAACTGGAATCGTCTGGCGGTGTGGCTCAATTCGCTGAGCGGCTCTTCTATTCAGCCACCACTGACGGGATCAATTACGGAAGAGAGCAAATGGTTCCGTGGAATGCGCCATTCAGCTACGACAGGAGGGTGTTCTGGTCTCGCATTGGCAGGGTGAGGAAAAACATCGCGATTAAGATCCGCATTGTGACGAGCTCACCGGTGACGCTGTCCGGCTGCAAGGTGAGGGTGGAGTAATGGCAAACAACGCACTCAATACTCCGGTGGTTCTGCGTGCTACCAGTCTGGTAGCATCATCGCTGCCGGCCGGCTCCAGCCCTGCGTACCAGCAGTACATTCTGTCTCAGGCTCTGGACTTCACCAACGTAGCCAAAAAGGCAAACGAGGCTGGAGACGGCGCCTACGATGCGCAGGTCAGGAACGATGCACAGGATGTGCAGCTGCTCGACCATGAAATCCGCCTGGGTGATGCTGAGGCGCAGATTCAGAGTCTGGGTACGCGGCTAACATCTGCAGAGTCGGCGATCGTCTCGCTGGATGGGCGGGTTACCGCAGCTGAAAGCGATATTGAATTCCTCACCAATGAACTGATAGCAGTGCATGGCGATATCGCCGATCTGCAAACAGACGTATCCAGTCTGCAAAGTGATGTTTCCGACCAGGAGTCGCGCCTAACCCAGGCTGAGACGGATATCGACGATATTCAGGACGATTACGTTTCCAAGGCCGCCACTACCGCGCAGTCACTGGCTTCATCACTGGGCGTCGCGACATCGTTCTCAATCGATGGCGTCAAGGTGCTTGGCCCGCGTCAAACCGGATGGACGCCGGGAACTGGTACCGCCAATCTCGGCACGTTCAATGCCGATCAGTCATTCACTGTCGGCGCAGCATACTCACAGGCTGAAGTGCAGGCCATTGCCAATGAGCTTATAGCGGCTCGCAAACGCATTCTGGCGCTTGAGCAGGCCATGAGAACCCACGGACAAATCGACTAAGGACACCCATGTTAACAAAAATCGATGCTCTCACCGGGCAGGGGTTAATGCGCCTGTGGGGTGTCCCGTCATGGCCTGATTTCGATGCCAGTTACTGGCTTTGGGATGGATGCGGCGTATTCGTGACGATTGACCATGGCGATCACGTCGACCTGCACATGGCGATGAAGCCAGGAGAGCGCCACCGTTGCCGGGATGCCGTGACGGATGTGCTGGAAATGATAGGCGACCGGGAAGTTCACGCCCCGATTCGCCTTGAGCACAAGCAGGTGTGCAACCTGGCGAAGAAATTTGGATTCATCGAAACCTGGCGCGGTGAGGTCGAGTACATCGACGACACCCGCGGCGTTCTTATTTTAATGAAGAGGTATGCAAATGGGCGGGATCGCTAAAGGTATTGGTAACGCAGTCGGCAGCGTCGTCGGCGGCATCACCGGGGCCAATAAGGCTGCTGACGCTCAGGTTAGTGCGGCTAAAGACTCCAATCAGATGGCCTGGAATATCTACCAGGACCAGAAGAAAACCAATCAACCATTTCTGAATGCAGGCTTAACCGGTTTAACCGGGTTGCAGGGCATTGCAGGTAAGCCAATCGACCGTAACGCCTCGCTCGCTGAGTATTACGCGTCACCAGAGTACCAAATGCTTAGCGACCAGGCTCGCTATCAAAGCCTTAATGCTGCCGAGGCAACCGGCGGCCTGGGTTCAACCGCTACCGGGAATATGCTCGCTTCTATTGCGCCACAGCTCGGGCAAAACTATCTGTCCATGCTGACAGATCAGCAAAACAATATGTACGGCCAGTTGCTCGGCCTCACTAACGTAGGGCTTTCTGCGGCAGGAGCCAACAATGCCGCAGGTGGGAACTATTCAAATGCCTACGGACAGAACATGGGTCAGATTGGAGCTGCGCAAGCTGGTAAGGCAACGGCCGGGTTTAACACGTTAATGAATGGTGCGATGCTCGGAAAAGTGGCGGGGTTCTTCTGATGGTCGATCCAATTGATTACACGTCTGGACTGAACAATTCAATGCTGACGGGCGCTCGCCTTGGCGGCCTTATCGGCTTATCTCGGCAGCAGGAAATGGAGAACCAGAAGGCAGCAGCAGCAGCGGATCGTCAAAAGCAATTCTTTAACAGGCTGCAAAATACGCCTCCTGATCAGCTTCACACCCTGAGAACCGAGTTCCCGGATTACGCAGACAGCGTACAGAAGGAGATCGGCATTCAGGACGCTGAACATGCTGCGTTCGTTAACAAGGCGCTGAACAACCTTTCGGTGGCCTATTCGTCAGGTAATCCGCAGTTGGTACAGCAAGCTATTCTGGCAGCGAAACCGGCGCTAGGTTCAATGGGCGTCCCTGCCGAAGAGGCGTGGCAAACCTACCAGAACGATCCACAGCAATTTGGCTCTCTGCTGAAAACCTCGATGTACGCAACGATGCCTATTGAGAAGCAGGTAGATGCTCAGCAGAAGCAACAGCAGCTTGATGAAACGGCTCGCAGTAACCGTGCCGGAGAAGCGTTGCTGGGGCAGCAAATTGCCGTTAGCAGAGAGAACTCCATCCGCTCCGCTTACGCCCCAACAGCTGCGATGCAGAACTACAGTCAATATGCCCAACTTTTGAAATCAGATCCCGAAAGCGCCGCAGCATTCGCCGCAGCAGCGGGGATTAATACCGCAGCCAAGAAGCTAATGAGCGTCAAAGAAAACGACGACGGAACCGTAACCAAGTACTACACAGACGGCAGCGAAGAGCAGGGGAACGCCAATAAGCCGATTACTGCCGACGGCATCAGGCCAATCTCGCTGCCAGCCGCCCAGAAGGTTATGGAAAAGGCCCCGGAAGGTGCCAAGAAGGCCGCTGGATTTGCTTACCGCGTCCGGGACTCTCTTGACTCAATGGACTTGCTTAAGGAGCAGATTAGTCCAGCCCGTGTGGCGGCTATTAATAATGCCCTCGGCAATGGAACCATCGCCAATATGAGCTTAAGTCCAACAGAGCAGCAGTATGTCGTCAACGGGAATGACGCGATTATGGCGGTGCTAAGACAGGAAACAGGTGCCGCAATCACTCCTGAGGAAATGAGCCAGTACTATAAAATGTACTTTCCTCAGCCAGGTGACGCACCGAAAACCATTGAAACAAAACGTCGAAAGATGGAAAACCAGTTCCAGTCACTTAAGGGGGCATCAGGCAGGGCATATGACGCATTGCGAGTGACATCAGCAGCAGATCAGCCAATCGGTCAGCAAGCTCAGCAACAGGCGGGCACTCAACAGCAAGCCCCGGCAGCAGCCATCCAGGCGCTGCAATCAAACCCAGCATTAGCGCCTCAGTTCAAAGCTAAATACGGCTATCTCCCATAAGGAGGGGGTAATGGCGAATTTCTTCGACCAATTTGATGAGGCCAGCCCTCAACCGGAAACTCCAGCGGCAGAGGGTAACTTCTTTGACCAGTTTGATGAGCCAGCAGCCGTCACGCAACAGACTCAGCAGCAGCCGGTAGCAAATAGTTTTGCAGCTGGCATGGCCGGAGCTAACGCTGACCTCTCTCAATCGCGCCAGCAGTCAGTTGATGATGCGACAAGTTTAAGGAGCCGCATTATTGATGCGGCCACCGGCGAAAGCAGAATGACACCAGAGATGGAGCAGTTGCAGAATGTTGGCGCAGCTCCTGAGTTAAACAGCCTGAGTACGGATGCGCTGAGGGCTGGATGGTCTCAGCTTTTCGGATCTGACGCATCACAGGAGAAGGTGCTGCAAAGTATGGGAGCCAAGCTCCGGCAGGATGAAAAGGGTAACACTATCGTTTCCCTGCCATCTGGCGAGTATGCGCTTAACAAACCGGGGATCTCCCCTCAGGATGTGACCTCTTTCCTGGCTAATGCTCTGGCATTTGCTCCTGCCAGCAGGGCAGGAACAGTGTTAGGCGCGACTGCAAAATCTGCTGCAACTGACCTTGCGTTACAGGGTGGAACGCAGGCGGTAGGGGGAGAGAATATTGATCCTCTTCAAACGCTGGTTTCTGCTGGCTTAGGCGGTGTATTGAAGGGCGGGGAAAACGCAGCGAGCGCGGTTTCTCGTTCAGTAGCAGGGAAGATTGCCCCAGAAAAACAGGCGCAGATCGACTTCGCCAGGAAGAATAATCTACCTCTAATGACCACTGATGTTGTCGAACCAAAGACAAACGTCGGGAAGCAGGCGAGGGCATTGGCGGAACGTATCCCATATGCTGGTACCGGCGGACTGAGGAGTGAGCAGCAAGCTGCGAGGGAGGGGCTTGTTAAGACGTTCAGTGATAACGTTGGCGGGATCTCTGACGCACAATTGTATAACTCAGCTACTAAAGGGCAGCGGCAATTCATCAAGGCGGCTGGTAACAGGTACGACCGAATTATTAATTCCATGGGAGATACGCCGGTGGATATTACCAGTACGGTAAAGGCCATCGACGATCAGATAGCCAAGATTACTCGACCTGGGGCGTCTCAGGATCGCTCAGCGGTAAACGTCCTTCAACAGTTTAAGGATGACATTACCAGTGGGCCAAACAACCTACAGCTGGCACGTGAGAACCGCACTAACCTGCGTAAGCGATTCATGGCGGCTCCGGATGAGGTGGACAGGGATACGCTGCAAAAAGCGTCTGATGCAGTTTATCAGGCCTATACCAATGATATGAAAAGGGCTGTAGCTAATAATTTGGGGCCGCAAGAGGCTGCAAATATGGCGCGAGTGGATCGGTCATGGGCGAAGTTCAACGACATGATGAGCAATACTCGCGTCCAGAAAGCGCTACAGAGCGGGAAAGCCACTCCAGAGGATGTCACTAAACTGGTATTCAGCCAGAGCCCGGCTGAACGATCTCAACTGTATCGGTTGCTTGATGATAATGGCAGGCAGAACGCCCGCGCCGCCATCGTCCAAAGAGCAGTAGATAAAGCCACTGATAAATCTGGAAATGTCAGCGTTGAGCGCTTTATCAACGAGATGCATAGGAACCGGAAGCAGGCTGCAACCTTTTTCCGTGGAGAGCATGGCAAGCAGTTGGACGGAGTTCTTAAATACCTCGACTCGACCAGGCAGGCTGCCACCGCAGCAGCGAGCCCTTTGACGGGACAGATGTTTGCGGGGCCAGCGGCATTTGTTACCGCACTTACATCGACATTAAGCCCGCCTATTGCGAAAGTTGCTGCTGTAGGTGCTGGAATAGGTGCAAGTGGTAGGGCTTACGAGTCAAAAGCAATGAGAAACGCTCTTCTAAGGCTAGCCAACACCCCGAAAGGAAGCACTGCATATGACAGAGCTATTAACCGTGTTTCGGAGGTGCTAGGCCCTATGGTTCAGGCATCAAGTGAAAAAGCTCAGCAGTGATGACTACTGGGAGTGGTTATTGGTCTTCCAGATTTTTGACGCGTTTCTTTAAGGCGGAAACCTCTGCGTAAAGTGCACAGCAGGCGATGCAAACAGCGAATAAAATTACAAAAATCATAACCACTCCCTTGCTTATTTAAGGACCAGCCCATTTAACGCATCAAGGATTTTCGAAACATAACTACCGAAAACATAGGTGCAAAAAGCAAATACTACAGTAATGACAGCGCCAACTGCCTTGAGTGTGGTCTTCATTGAAGTAATGCCGGTTTCTATATTACCCAGCCGACCATCAATAGACTTAACGTCTTTCTGAATAAGATCCACATCCCTCTGGATGTAGCTAACATCAGATTCAAGCTTAGCCACTCGTGGTTCTAGCATGTTGGCACCCCCATCGTTACCACTGCCACTTGATTGTAGCATGCCCATGCTTAACCCGGATATCCCAGCAGATTGAGCTCTCGCGCCGGCATGTAATGATGAGGATTTTGCTGCCGCCTCCAATCTCTCACCAAGATTGGGGTCCTCATAATAATTTTGACTCATCATGGCTGCTCTTTTACTTTGGCATTTTCATGCTGTCCGATGATGAAATCAGCCAGTTTAAGCATCAGTTCTTCAGGCATTCGAAGTGTGGCAACGTTATATTTTACGTTTTCAGTTTCGGTACTTCCATCAGCCCTCCATTCTGTTACGTGCTGGAAAAAAGAGATCGAGCCGAATCTCTGACCTCCTTCGCCGAAAGAGGAATACCCAAAAGAGTCAGAATAAGCATCTACGCAATTATTAGTTTTTTTGATTAGTTCTTTGCTGCTCATTTTCGGTCCTTTATTTTTGTTAAAACGTTAATGGCGATTTCTAACGCCTCGCTTTCAGATTTAGTGAGCATCTGGTTGCTAGACGGAATAACCTGTTCTTTATGAGCCTTTATCCATGACTGTATCGCTGCGATGATCTCAGCATTTATTGAGCGCCTGTTGGTTGCGGCTATATGGGTAAGCTGTTGTTTAATTTCCTCAGGCATTCGCACATTGAATTGCGGATCTGTTCTAGCCACTAAACCCTCCTTTTTATTGACATGCTAGAACGGTAGTAGTACGCTTTCAATGGTAGTACGGTACTACCAATCATTGGAGGGGTTATGCAAGGCGCAAGAAAACTGCCTCAGTTCAATCTGAGATGGCCGAAAGAAACGTTTGATTTAGTGCGACAGGCGGCGGAGAAGAACGGGCGATCCGTCAATTCAGAGATCTACATGAGAGTGATGGAAAGTTTTAAGCAGGAAGGGCGCACAAGTGCCTAAAAAGTTGAAGCCCCAACTGCGGGAACAGTCAGGGCTTCGGTATCAATAATCTGATTAGGAAAGATTGACATGACAAGTTTAACACTGAACCAACAAAACTTCACCATTAACGTTCCATTCTATGGCTCACAGCTGTATGTCGTTAACCATAACGGCGAGCCATTCACACCGATGAAGCCGATTGTTGATGGCATGGGTATGGACTGGATGGGGCAGTACACCAAGCTAAAACAACGCTTCGCCAAAGGTATAGAGGAAATCTCTATCCCTACCGCTGGAGGCATCCAGAAGATGATTTGTCTCGCTCTCCGCAAGCTGGCTGCATGGCTTAACACCATCAGCCCTAACAAGGTGAAGCCGGAGATCCGCGACCGTGTCATCCAGTACCAGGATGAATGCGACGACGTTCTCTACGAATACTGGACGAAGGGTCAGGTAACGAACCCGCGCAAAGCAACCACCGCGCCGGGTAAAATCACCAAAGAGCAGCAGGCCACCATCAAGGAACTGGTCATGTCTCGCGGCCACTCGCTGCCAAAAGATAAGCAGGCCAAAGCCATTATCACGATGTGGTCAGCGCTTAAAACGCACTTTGGCATCACCTATAAGGAAATCAACGATGACCAGTTTGATGAAGCTATCTCCCTGGTTGCTCGTCTGCCTCTGGAAGGTGAGCTGATTGAAGCACCAAAGGTCAGCGGCGTCACTATTCCGGCTGGCGAAGTGAATACGCTTATCTGGCTGTGGGATTACGCCAACCGCGCCCAGGCTGTGTTCCGTGAATTACACCGCCCGATGCGGGAGATTCAGTCTCATTATGCTGGCAAGTGTCACGATTACGGTTCTGAGTTTGCGGCAGTAATTAACCGCTCTCGCGATGTGTTATCAAAGATGTCACACGAAGTAGATATGGAAAGGGCTGACGGTACTACCAACCTCTCCGCATGGAAGAGACTGCAGGGTAATGAACTGCCGCCATCCTTCCTTCTGAAATAACATTCACTCAAATCACTAACCCGCTTCGGCGGGTTTTTTATTGCCCAAATTTCACCGCATCTCCGATGTGGGGATAACTTGCGCCCGGAGCACAGCAATATGTCAGATATTACCGCGAATCTGGTTATTGGAATGCCAGCACAACTCTTTACGCTGGCCAGTTCATTCAAAGCCAATGCCAATGGGAAAATTTATATCGGCCAGCCTGATACGGATCCGACCAATCCGGCGAATCAGATTCAGGTCTATGTCGAAGATGAGGATGGCTCACCCGTTCCAGTACCGCAGCCTATCATTATTAATGCGGGCGGCTTCCCCGTACTTGGTGGTCAGATTAAAAGATTTGTAACCGTGCAGAATTACAGCATGGCTATTTATGACGCCTATAACGCGCAGCAGTTCTATTTTGAAGACGTCGCGAAATATGATCCAGACAGACTGAGGGCTGACTTGGCAAAACCAACTGGCGCATCATTGGTTGGCATTGGCAATGGACGCACTCAGCAGGATAAAAACCAGGAATTCAGAACGATACTGGATTATCCAGGGTCATCATCTCTTGAGCGTGCTACCGCGATGATTGCGGGGTTAGGGTATGTGCGGCTGGCAAACGGTGAACACGTCTTTACAACTGGTACGCTGGATGCGCCTTTGTATTTCGATTATGGCGCCTATATCACTATACCTGCTGGCAACACGCTGACAATCACCGGAAATATTGAGTCGCCCAAGCAATACATATTCCGTGGTGATGGCTCTGTTTTACTACGTAACGATGTGGACAGCGGTGAAGATTCGCATGATGTTCATGCCTCCTGGTTTGGTGTTGTGCCTGTTAATGACGCGGCCATTGATCAGGCCCCGGCACTCGCAAAACTGTTTGCATCGCTGGACAATACCCGTGAAGGATCTGTAGATTTCGATAGCGGTCGTTATCCGATAGGTTTCGGACTGATAGTGCCGCGGGCAACATGGATCCGCTGCCTGGGCTCGCGTCGTACTATTTTTGAGGCGCTGGGTAATGGTTATGATTTATTTACTGCCAAGGCTAATGGTGTGCGCTTCTCTGGCATGCAATTTGAGCTTTCCGATAATTTCCCTACGACCTTCCGCAGTTCAGGATGGTTTATCAACTCTAACCAGCAACTGGTTGAGCTGGATGACGTATGGGTGGGTAAGGCCTCAAACAGCATCCTTCTCTCCGGAGGGAAATCCACTGCCAAACAGATCAGGGCCACATTTGATGAAGGTGTTGATGTTGGTGCGAACTCATGCGTTATCTGCGTTGAAGGCTCAGATGCCCTCGTTGAAGATGTAATGGTGGTTGGTGACGGCCTCGGGCCAGCGGCGATTGTCAGCGTCGGCGGTCAGGGGGTTAACAATATTACTTCAGCAACCGTGACCGGTGTTCGCAGCAACTGCAAGTCCATTCCCGTAAGCATTACGGCTAAATCAAAGCAGATCAGCGGCGTGAAGGTCAATGATATTAACTGCAGGGGATTAACTGGTTTTGAGGCGCCTGCCGTCGTGAACATTGAAACGACAGGGACAGGTTCTGTAGATGGCGTATCGGTCGACGGGGTAATGGCTAATGACAAGGTCATCAACGGGATCAGCATCAAGCAGGGTGGTACGGGGGCTACCAGGAGGATATCAGTCTGCAATACAAAGGTTCTCGGGGGCACCGGTGTCGGCGTAAGGCTCGAGCGTGTCGCTGGAACACTTGATGGCATCATAGTCGATCAGACCGTCGATGTGCTGGGTGTTGCCACACCATTCCAGCGGATTGGCACCATGAACAACGTATCCTTGTCTCCTGGCGCAATTAAAGATACCAATTTCCCTATCAGTTACGATGCAAACGTTGCCGATGATTCGGTATTTTCTGTGCCCATGCAGGCTTCAGCGTTTACCGGATTTTTGATGGTAAGCATAGGCCCGGCGGAATATCTCATTGCCGTTGCGCGAGCTGTCTCGGTGGCGCAAATCACTTCAGTAAGCAAATCATCGGGTGTTGATGTGAACACGCTCGTTCTGACGGGAACAACGGGTGTTGATGGGAAAATTACCGTCAGCTCAACAGCCGGGGCAATCTACGTTGAGAACAGGTCCGGAACTTCACAGCGCATCAGCGTTACGTTGATGTATGGTGCTAAGTGATCCTTAAGACATAGAACTGCTCGCTTACTCTTGATCTGCACCCCCTTTAAAACTACTGTATATAAAAACAGTAAAAGGAGTGCAGATCATGCCCCGCCGTTCCGACATTCACGCCGCATTTGTGGCCGCAATACAGCTAAACCCCAAGGGCTACCGGTGCTTACGCACAGAAGACTTTATCCGCGAACTGGCAAAGGTCCACTGGCATTTCAGCCGGGCCGACGCCAACGAGTGGATAGAGCGCTACCAGCCCGACTTCACCGACAAGACAACTGACGGAACCGACAATCACTACTGGATCCTGCGCAACATGGGGAGGGTTCACTGATGGGATTTCCTTCACCGGCGGGCGACTATGTAGAGCAGCGGTTAACACCGGAACGTATCTGCGGGATCGGCATGGACAGCCGCATCCTGGAAACGTCGAGTGGGTTTGCTGTAATCGAACCTGTCACCCGGTTAGTACAGAATCAGGTTCTGCTGATTTTGTCCGGCGGTCGGACTCAATTTGCCCGGGTCATGGGTAGGGCATTGATTTGTGATGATGGTGAGGCGATAGAGGGGGAGGCAGCGGAAGAGGTGGAGGTGCTGGGGCGGGTGACGTTCTTCATCAACAGCGCGATTGAAGACGACAGGGTGGTGTGAGACAAATGTGGGACACACATGCCTTTTCTGGCTTTGTCGTGTCTTCACATCTTTTGGCATCATGGGACGTGTGAGCGCAGGGATGATGCGGTAAGTTACTGTGTTAAAAAGCAGTTCTTATAATTCGTAATGCGAAGGTCGTAGGTTCGACTCCTATTATCGGCACCATTCTAACGTCTCCCCAAGTCTACTAAAGTTCACTGAAACCCCTTATACTCTGCACTTTACAGCCCCTTTTGGTATTTCTAAGTCTACTAAAGTTCCCTGAAATCTACCGTCGTTTGGGGGTACTTATGGGGGTATATGCTGTTCGGTCTAAAGGAGGTACCCCCAAGTGAAACTAAACGCCCGGCAGGTGGATGCCGCCAAACCTAAAGATAAGCCTTACAAGCTGGCTGATGGTGGTGGTTTGTATCTCCTGATTAAACCTAATGGCGGCAAATACTGGCGGCTCAAATATCGTGTAGCCGGCAAAGAGAAGCTGTTAGCTCTGGGTGTCTATCCTGAAGTCACATTGGCCGATGCTCGGGCAAAACGTGAAGAAGCGAAAAGGGGTATCGCTGGGGGTATCGATCCTATGGAAGCGAAACGGGAGGAGAAGATTGCCCGTGAAATTCAGCTAAACAACACCTTCAAAGATATTGCCCTTGAATGGCACAGCAGCAAACTAAAAAAATGGTCTGCTGGTTATGCTTCAGACATCCTCGAAGCCTTCAATAAAGATGTGTTCCCATACATTGGCAAAAAACCAATAGCCGAAATCAAACCGCTTGAACTGTTGAATGTGCTGCGGCGCATTGAGGGGCGCGGCGCTACCGAAAAGGCAAGAAAAGTTAGGCAGCGCTGTGGGGAGGTTTTCCGTTACGCAATAGTCACCGGTCGAGCTGAGTATAACCCCGCCCCGGATCTCACCAGCGCGATGCAAGGGCACGAGTCCAATCATTTTCCTTTCCTCACACCTAAAGAATTGCCTGATTTCTTCAATGCGTTGTCAGGATATTCAGGAAGCGAGTTAGTAGTTTTGGCTGCTCGTCTGCTGATTATCACCGGATTGCGTCCCGGCGAACTCCGTGGGGCATTTTGGGATGAAATCAATATCAGTAAGGCGGTCTGGGAAATACCCGCCTCACGCATGAAAATGCGTCGCCCTCATGTGGTGCCGTTGTCCAGGCAAGCTCTTACGCTTATTGGTCAGCTCCAAGAGCTAACAGGCAATTACCCGCTTGTGTTCCCAGGCCGTAACGATCCGCGGAAAACAATGAGTGAAGCCAGCATAAACCAAGTCTTCAAGCGGATTGGCTATAACGGAAAAGTCACCGGGCACGGTTTCCGGCACACCATGAGTACCATCCTGCACGAACAGGGCTACAACACCGCGTGGATAGAAACGCAGCTGGCACACGTCGACAAAAACTCTATTCGAGGAACGTACAACCACGCCCAGTATCTGGATGGCCGCCGCGAAATGCTCCAGTGGTATGCCGACTATATGGAGGCGTTGGAAAACGGCGAAAATTTAGTGCATGGAACGTTTGGGAAAAGCGCTTAACTGTATGTATAGACAGTGCTAATTGACAGTAGTAGACTTCGGTAGACGAACAAAGAATAGGCTATGTCTAGGCTGATCCCCGAAAACCCGTACACCTCTGCGGGCTGGCATAGCCGCTCAATTAATAGAGGGCGTGAGGTGACGTAATGTTCGATTTACCGGTGCATATTGGACGCTTGCGAATTGTATCTTTAGATCAGGCAGCCTTAGTTATGGCTGGAATATCTGAAAAGGTTGATAGCGTACAAAAAGCAGTAGAAGGGAATTATATAGGACATGAACAGGCATCTATTTACAAGGAAACCATCATACAAGCCATTCAGCTAAAGGAATTAAAGCCACTTCAAGCTTTCAAGTTAGCTGATTATAAATATGGTCTACCTGAGGCCGTCAGATTAAAAGTAGATGTTGAATCTATAACTCTGGATACTCCGATTGTTAATGCAACCTTCCTCGCAAAGGATATCTGGCCTTGGGTTGCTAATGAAATTGAGAGTGGTTTAAGGATGATTGATAGCCACTCCGCTGATTTAGATTCCGAGCAGTGCAATGAAGATTTACACGAACCCACCCAGTGGGGCAACTTCGCTGGCAAAGACACAGCACTCAAATTGATAGCCGGAATGGCAATTGCTCTCGAGAAAAGTCAGGGGAAATATCTACGTGGTGGCAAATTAAACAAATCTGAGGTGGCAAGGACTGCGACTAAACTGATTAATGACCATGGAGACGGTATCGATGTAACCAGTAAGGCACTGATTATGTTGATAGATGAAGCTCTTGAGCTTCACGCTTCCAAAATTTCGAAGTAAAGACTTCCAAAACTGACGCCGCACTTCCAAACCTTGTTTTACAGGTTCTAAAAAAACCTGTAAAACGGATCCACTCTCGCAGTTGTCACTTCCAATTAAAATCATACCGACTTCCACACAGCTAATCTGATATCTGGTTGAATTTATCTCGTACACCACAATAGACGTTATGAGGTAAATATGTCCCACTCTTTAATCAGATTGGCTGAAGTACAAAAACGCACTGGATATAGCAAGGCTTGGATCTATCGTCTTCTTAAAGACGATCGCTTTCCTAAATCGGTCAAGATTGGTTCTCGAGCCATCGCATTTGTTGAAAGTGAAGTTGATGATTGGATAAGCCAGCGTATCGAAGAACGTGATGCATTAATTTCCACAAAACCTCAACTGTAACTTAGCCCGGGAAATTTATTATGACTAACAAAAATGCCCTAGCCGGGCAGGGTTTCGCTCAACCTGAAAACAGCAGCGATGATATTTCGGTCATTAAATTTGAGGCCGCGAAAGTGCGTATTGTTAAGATCAACGGTGAACCGTGGTTCGTTGCAAAAGATGTTTGCGCGGCGCTGGAACTATCCAATTCGCGCATGGCGTTGCAGGCTCTGGATGATGACGAGAGAAATACTGTAACTTTAACTTACGGTATTCGCGGGAACCCAAATCATAGCGCTGTCTCTGAATCTGGTTTCTACAAGCTGATCGCCCGCAGCCGTAAAGCTATTACGCCGGGCACATTCGCCCATCGTTTCAGTAATTGGGTATTTCGCGAGGTTATCCCTTCTATCCGCAAAACTGGCTCTTATGGTGTGCCGTTTGCGTTCCTGAACGACTTTAGCCGGCGCATGGCGGCTTATCAGCAGGAGGCCAGCAAACGCGGGTATAAGTTGCAGCAGTGTAAGGGGGCAAAAGAAGCTCTTGAGCGGGAAGAGATTCAGTTGTGGCGTAAGTATCAGCCCGAGCTATTGAAGGAAAATGGCGATGAATAAAAAGGCGGAAAGACGCCGGGATTTTTACCCGGCAGAGAGCATGCTTAATCAGCCCTTTGGCTCGATACCACGCTGCTGGAGTTCCTTGCGAATAATTCTCTTAAGCCATGCGGCTAGAGACTCATCACCATCTTGCTGTTGCGCTCGTTCCATCATCTCTCGAAGCTCTGGATCAAGCCGAAATTGGAATGGAGGATTGCCTCGTCTCTCGTTTTTGTGTGTTGACACGTCAATTACACCCGATGTAATGTGTTTATGTGTAATGACACATTACACACAGGAAATGAAAAAGACAACGCCCCGAAGTGCGGGAACACTTTCAGGGCGTCTAACCAAAACGTTAGTTGAGGTAACATTATGGCTTGCACTAAGTCTACCCAAACACGCCTTGAATTTACATGGCGTTTTCTCACCTTGGGCGAATTCACAAATCAGATCGTCAATGTTACTGCTTCCACCGAGCGCGAAGCACGCGAAAAAACGCCGGCAGGATGTGTCTGTATTCTGGCGTGTCGTTTTCGCGTTGAGGAGGTGCAGCATGTTTAACCTCCAGACCCTGACAGCAAAAGCCCGCGCGCTGCGCGGCAACGTGGTAAAAGCCACTACCACGAAGGGCACCCGCACCATGACCCCCGTTTACGAACGGGAAGAGCAGCGCAAACTGCGTGAGCGTATCCAGCAGACCCAGCCGGACTGGGTTTTACTCTGGTGGGATATTGCGACCGTTACCGGCTGGCGTACCAGCGACGTGTGCAACTTCCGTTACTCCTGTATCAACTGGGAAACCGGCATTGCCACAATCATCGTAGCGAAGCAGACCAAAGCGGCGGAAGCCCGAGCAACCCGGAAGGGGATCGAGATTGTTCGCCAGCAGCGCAAGGATGCTGCCCGGCTTGCTGGCGATCACATTGGGTACATGCACTGGGATAGCGTGAGCTGCGACGAACTGGCCGCCGGCATGACGGAAGAAGAACAGGCGATCGTGTTTGAGCTGGTGGCAAAGGCTGAAGTGAAGCACGACACCAAACAGCTGCCGCCGGGCATCATCAAACGACTGCGCGAACGCATGGAGCGCAATCTTATCGGTGACGACCTGGTATTTTCCCGCAGTCAGATTGAAAGTAACCGTTGCCAGTCTCTGGAAGGTAGCGTGAGCCGCCAGACGATCTGGAAGAAACTGCACAACGTAATGGTGTGGTTTACCCGAGTGGTAAACACGCGTCTGCGCCTGAGTGCCTATTCCAGCCGCAAGATTGCCGCCTTTAATCTCATGTCCGCCGGCGGCGAACAGGGTTTGCTGGTCGCCTCTGAAATGCTCGGGCACAGTAACCCGGCAATCACCCGAACTTACCTCCAGTTAGGCAGTAAGGCCTCCGCCATTCAATCCCGTCTGGCCATGGAGGTAGCTGTATGACAACGGTTATCCCGATTTGCCGTCTCGGCGCTTTTCTCGAGTACGTATCTGAGCAATTAAATAGCGCGCGATATTGTTTTGCCAGCCAGTCATTAAGGGAATGGGAGGGGAAATTATGACTCCTGTTTACGATCTGGTTCGCCGGGCCGACGGCAAAAACGTTTTCAGTTTCCCGGCCGGCGGCCGCTATCTGGTGGACACGTCAAATGGTCTTCAGTCGATGCGCCCCCTTATGGACGACGAGATCATTTTTACGGTGGAGAGTGCCGCGCGCTTTCTGAAGAAAATTGGTTATCAGGTAATCCCGCCAGCGGCGTGAGGTAAAAAATTATGACGATTAAAAATTCCGGCTTAGCTGCTGGTGGCCGCGCTCACCCTGAAATCAGGCCGGGCGATAAATGGAAGGACGGCCGGGGCAACATCGTAATTATCGAAAGTTACCGTTTCGACAGAGTGACATTTTGCCGCGAAGGGTACAGCTCACCGTGTTTTTGCACGCCAGAAAGACTGGTGCGGGAATTTGAATTTATTTCTTCCGCGCCGGGCACCGGTGGAAGAGATATCGATCGAATTATGCGGGTGCAGGGCATCGAACGAATTCGGGTTATGCGGGAAATCATCAGGGAGCGAGGGAACAGAAAATGAAGAATGCACCAAACCTTAAAAAGCAGCCGACGGATCTCATGGAGGAGTCAATCATCTTTGCCGGCGCTGATGCCTGGACGTTCGCCAAAGCATGGCAGGAAATGAACCCGATTGGCGACACGGTGCCGCCGGTCGTGCTGGATAAAAAGCAGCTGGCAGAGCTGGAGAATATCCGGATTGTGGATGATGGCCGACTCTATGCCCGGGTTTGCCGTGGCGGGCATCTGACCGAACGGCAGATAACCATTCTCGCTACAAAGCTGGCGGTGGCCGGCGTGGAGCGCGCGCAATTCTACTCTGAAGGTTATCAGCTTCTGGAGGACTGGACGCCGCAGCTGCCGCGCCTCAAAGCCGATGCGGAAGCCGGCAAAAGCATGGTGATCGGCAAACCGCTGACGGATGTAAACCTCCGCGACCTGGCTGATAACGAGAAGGCGCTCATACTGGCCGCGCGTTACACCGGCATTGCGATAAATGAAAACAGCGAGGGCGTATACGTCTATCGTGCCGGCATCTGGGAGAAAACGTCTCTGCTCGAGCTGAGCCGCGAAATGGTGGCTATCTACAACGAGAACAAAACCAACTTCAGCAAACGTGCGATCAACAACGTTATCGACGCCCTAAAAATCGTTATACAGGTAATGGGGGAGCCGCGGCGCAGCCTGATCCCCTTTGCTAACGGCGTCTACGATATGGAAACCGGCGTTTTCTCCGAACACAGCCAGGATAACTGGCTGACCAACCATAACGGCGTGACCTACACGCCGGCGGTGCCGGGCGAAAACCTCCGCGACCACGCGCCGAACTTCCATAAGTGGCTAAGTTACGCATCAGATAGAGACGCAATTAAGATGCAGCGCATCGCTGCGGCGCTCTTTATGGTGCTGGCAAACCGGTACGACTGGCAGCTCTTCCTCGAGATAACCGGGGAGGGCGGCAGCGGGAAAAGCGTCTTTACCCACATCGCCACGATGCTGGCCGGGGCGCATAACACCGCCAGCGGGAACATGGCGGCGCTCGACAGCGCACGCGGGCGGGCGCAGTTCGTCGGGAAAAGTATGATAACGCTTCCTGATCAGCCCAAATATTCAGGAGAGGGCACCGGGATAAAGGCAATCACCGGCGGGGATGCGGTAGAGATCGACCCGAAACACGAGCACCAGTACACCGCCGTTCTGCGGGCGGTGGTTGTGGCCACGAACAATACGCCGATGATTTTCACCGAACGTGCCGGCGGCGTTTCCCGGCGCCGCGTAATTTTCCAGTTTAACCGGCGCGTCAGCGAGGAGGATAAAGATCCCGACCTGGCAGAAAAGATATCCGCTGAAATTCCGGTAGTGGTTCGCCGGCTGCTGGCGAACTTTGCGAACCCGGAAAAAGCGCGGGCGCTTCTGCTGGAGCAACGGAACAGCGAAGAGGCATTAGAGGTGAAACAGAAAACGGATCCGCTGTACGCCTTCTGTGCGCATCTGGAGCGCCTGGCTGATTGTGCGGGAATGATGGTAGGAAACCGCAATCCGCCTCACTATCCGCGAATTTATCTCTATCACGCTTATCTGGCATTCCTGGAGGCCAACGGTTTCGACAAGCCGCTGACGCTGAATAAATTCGCAGAGGGGATGGAAAGCGCGATGCGGGAGTTTAATCACGAGTACCGTAAGGAACGGAGAGCCCGTGGCATGGTGACTAACGTTGAACTTTCGGAAAGTGCGGAAGACTGGTTACCTCAGACGCATCCTGTAGCCGGTCATAAAGAATGAAGTTCAGATAAATATGGAGAAAGGTATACATGGTATACATCGAAAGAATAATTTATATATAAATCAGTGAAATAAACCATGTATACCTTGTTTTCAGGTATACACAGGGTGTACATGGTGTTCATTGTCTCATTAATCATCTGATGGTTTATTAAACAGAATGATGTATACCGTGTAGACCTGAAATCCCAAAATGTAGGCTGGTATTCATGGTTTAATATATTGTTTTATAAGTATTTTATTGCCTTTGTGAACACCATGTATACCTTGAGGGCAAATTCTTTAAAACGCATCCACTCTTTTCACGTTGTGAACTCCTGCTATTTCATTAATATCGTTTCATAAATCGCAATTGATTATTTGATTGTTGCGATTAATGAAACTTCAACGGTCGCTATTACAGGGGGCATCATGAGCAAGGTTAACGTTAAGCCCGTTCTGCTGAACGGGGAACAGATTCAGGCTCTGAAAACCATTCAGGAGAGGGAGCGCCAGAAGTCGGGCATGGGGATCGCGCCTTCAATCCATGCTGTTGCACGCAAGATATTTGATGCAGGGCTATCAAAAATGGAGGCTGGCCAGTGAGCTACTCAATCAAAATAGGGAAACACAGTATCGAGCTTGCAGGTTATGCCGGTAAGGTTGTTGCGCCAAATACTCAGATGGCCGCTTTATTCCGTGGTATGGCGGGCGAACTCACCAGCCTGAGGACAACGGCGCAGCAGGCCGAAGCTGAGGCGGATTTGCTGGACGTTATCCGCAACGATCCGGATCTGAACGAACAGGCAAAAAACCGCAGGGCAGGTGAAGCCCGGAACCCGGACACGCTCAAAGACTTTACCCGCGGCGTCGCAGCCGTAAGCGAGCAGGCCGCAAACATTCTCGATTATCTGAAGAACAAGCTCGCTCCGGTTAATCCATTGGCATCTGATGATGTTCAGGGATTCATGCGTGACAGTGAAATGCGCCAGGCATTCGCCCGACTGGATCGCCGCAGCCAGGAAAAAATGCTGCTATCGATGCACAGTGGAAAGCATCAGGAGCTGGCGGACGCCTTACTGAGGGCGCACGCTGTGTGTTCGGGACTCGATACGGAACAGCTAAAACGTCTCGGCTTCTCCCGTATCGCATCAGAGAACGGGCAGGTGATTAGCGCAGTTGCCGATCTGGTCGACGCGGTAAGGAAAGACGTCGCACAAATTACAGCTGTCCGAACCTGGTATAACAATCTCGTGTACGGGAAGAACGACGATCCATCAGACGTACAGCCACGCATGACTGGCCTTGACCAGTTAAGCGAACATGTCAGCGCGATGCTCAAAGGCAGCCAGCGGCAGACACATTCAGAAGAGAAGCAGGCCGCCTGAGGGCGGCTTTTTTTCTGCCCGTAGGGAAACATCACGATGTTATTAAGTAAATCAGCCTACGCCAGGCATATGGGCGTCAGCCGGCAAACTGTTTACGGCTGGATAGCCCGCGGTGAAATTGTAATTTCAGGCGATAAAGTGGATGTCGAAGCATCGAAGGCTAAAAAAAATTCTGCTGGTGCTGGCGAACACCAGACTGAAATGACGTGGGCGCAGGCCGCCGCATGGGTATGGAAGTATGACGGCGAGGGAGCGCTGCCGGCTGATATTGATGCTGGCCGGCGTATAGAGGCAGCAGCCGCTGAGCTGGGTTTTGATGTTCAGCACGAGCCCGATGAACAATTGCTGATTCTCTTCCGGCCGGATGAAGAAACCCACAGCTTCTTTGGCAAAGACCGTGCAGCAGGCGCTTTACGGTTTCTTCGTTCTGAGCTGGCTTACGTTGCCACAATGCACCCCGATACGCTGGATGACTGGAACAAAACTGGTTTAATGTCACTCTGCCTGCTGGACGGCGAAAAACTGTAAACCCCTCAGCCCCTCAAACTTGACACTTTTTCGCGAGAAACTAGGAAAAGTGTCAGCCCAACCTAACGGATCCTGACGCCTACGAACGGAAGCTACAGCAGAAGTGTAAAGGGCTGGCGTTGAAAATTGTTGAGCCTTGGTTGTTAGCTTTTGTTAATCCTGATGCGAAGCAGGGCAGGTGTCAGCCTGTCATGGTTTGTTATGCCTAACTAGGGAAAACTAGGGGTAAAGTGTCAACCGCTACCGCTTTAGAAAACTTCAGGTACACGAACTCGGGAAGGGGAGGTGTTAAGCACTCCCCCTTTGCAACCATCCTCGAGCCTCTTTCAGATCGTTGTTCTGGTTTGCCCGGACGCTGGCGTTCAGATTGAGTTGTCAAAAGTTGTCACCCACCGGCAGCGCCAAAGGGGATTTTCGGCTGAACGCGCTCTAAGTTACAGTTGCTTCAGTCAATAAATTAAAAAGTGGATACTTTGTTGTAATCCATCTTTTGCATGAGTTGGCCATTGGTTGAAAATGAACTGTCCATAGCGTTCGCAACTAACATCAACTACATGCGACAGATACGATTCGATGAGTTATTTTAAAAGGTATCGCTATGTTTTTTTTAAATTTATGATCTTGGTATAATTTTCATAGCTAGCACCCATCACTTAGATTTACTAGAATATTCGTCGGCGTCCCTTTATTACACACACAATGGATATGAATATGAATGCTGCATTCGAAAGTAGTATAGTGGCTCTTAATAGTCTTAGTGACTACTTATTAAGTGCAACGAAAGAAAATAGACTCTTAACAGAAGTTTATGGCGTTAACCATCCAGCATTATATCCCGCAGATCTTACAGACCTAGTTAAAAACACTAAGAATAAAATAATTTCATACGGAAATATAGAGCTGACTGAAGATGAGATTGCGGAGGTCGAGTACATTCCGTTACGGGTTAACTGTGTGCTGACTAATATTGCACCGCATCTTTTCAATGGCAATGGACCGCAGTCAATACCATCTTTCGTCGCTACCTTCACATTTATAAATTCATTTCTTGATGATATGTTTAGCCTGTCAAGATTAGAAAAAGAAAATTTATTACCTAAAAACATTACTAGGAGAATTAAAAATATAGATGTGAGAATAAAAGAAATTGAACCTAACATTGAATCTCTTGAAGCTAAAATAAAATCAATAAATGATGCGCATGCAGCTGCTGAGGAAATTCCTGTAGACCTCGATGAGTTGAGAAAATATAACAAGGATGCGCAGGATATAAAAGACAAAATAAGCAAAATACAGTTTAATCTGGAGGGCGTAGAAGAGTTAAGTAAGAAGAAATTGGATTCACTGGATGAGAAAGAAACTAAAGCAGCTGAATATCTTGCCTTATGCGAAGAAGCTATTCGAGCTTCAACATCCAAAGGTTTAGCTGGAGCATTTGAAATAAAAGCAAATAAGCTTAATAAAAGTATTCAAGCTTGGGTAGGTGGATTAATACTATCTTTAGTGTTAGGTGGATGGTTTGGCTTCAAACGTTTTGAAGTCTTATCAACTGTGCTTAAGCAAGACAACCCAAATACAACAGTTATTATTACACAGTTATTCTTATCTTTGTTTAGCATAGCAGCACCATTATGGTTTGCTTGGTTGGCAACTAAACAAATAAACCAGCGCTGGAAGTTGGCAGAGGATTATGCATTTAAATCTTCAGTGGCGAAAGCGTATGAGGGATATAAAAATGAAGCAAAACGTGTATCTGATGGTGAATTTGAAAAAAGACTTTTTGATTCAGCTCTGACTCGTCTTGAGGAAGCTCCGTTACGGCTTATTAAAGGTGATGATCATAGTACACCTTGGTCAGAGTTATTAAGTTCAAAGTCGTTTCAGAAATTTTTAGATGCCTCTGTCGAAAATGTTCAATTTGTTAGAGGGATTTTAAACAAAAAAATTCAACAACCAGCACTGGCTAGTAATGATGCAGAAACTGATATAGTTAAAAAACAAAGTGAACTATAAATTAAGCATCTCGCGAAACTGGTAGGCTTTAATGATGTTAAATGGAGTCTAGTGCTGTTGATTAAATAAAGTCTTTTTATTTCAGTAATATATTCTAATAAATGTGGGGCTATTTTAAAAGCCCCACTATTGGGGCTTTATAATTGCACTATGGTGAAACAGTCCAGCCGTGATGAGAAAGTGTTTCTATTTCAAACTCAACTGATTTAGGTGAGTTAATTTTCAGGTCAGGCAGCAAAATGTAGTAGCAGTCTTCCTTAAATTGGCAAACAACTTCGCAAATTTCTAGCTGATCATGCCACATAGAATCTTGAACGTACATTCCTGGTATGGGTATTAAGTTGCTTTCATATGTTTTTGTAAGTTGTTTGAACGCTTCGCCTTCCGGCAATACTAACATCCTGCGTGCTTTAATCAACAT